TAATGGAACAATAGAAGGTTACTACAAAGTAATTGGTAAGACTTGTTTCGTAAGAGGTAATATTGCTATGGGTAGTACAACAACATTTGGTACTGGGGAGTGGTATGTATCAATGCCATTTACGGCATCGCACGCAGATGCTATCTTAATGACAGTAACTTTATTAGATAATGGTTCTAATTGGTACAACGCTACAATGGCAGGAGCAAGAGCAGGATTTAATCACAAAGCTCCTATACAATATCAAAATGTAGCTGGAACTGCTGGTGATGTAAATGCAACTGGACCATTTACTTGGGCAACAAGTGATAGATTTATTTGGAACGGAAGTTACGAAATAGCATAAAATAAAAAGTTATGATAGAATTTAGTAATGGATTTTCGATAATAAGTAACTCAGCACCGATTAATTTATCAGCTCAATTGGTATATGATTTAGATGCTGCAAACTATTCTGCAATGCCTACAAATGGTTCTACTATCGCGGGAACAGGGGCACATACTATTACAATGACAAATACGAGTAATAGTATGACATGGAATTCGGCAAATGGTGGAGTATTTAGAAAATCATCAACAGGTACATCCGATATGTTTTTTGGTGGGCCTAATTATTCATCTGGAACACAACCTTATACGGTATTTATGGCATACAAATGGGATGGTGTAACTGGAGGTAGGTTACTAAATGCTAACTCATCATCACCTGATTTCTTAATGGGTATATGGGCATCTGGTACAACTCGTATGAATATTGCATTTAATGGTTCATTTGTTGGCTCCAATTCAACTACCGCTACTGCTACTTGGCGTTTTATATGGCTTACCGATGATGGATTGAATACAACTAATAGTTCAAAAGCATATATTGCTACCAATACTGCACCAACTACAACCAATGGAACTCGCACAGGAAGTGGTGGGTTTAATGGTTTAAGATTATTTGGTAGATTTAGTACTTCTACTACAAGTATTGAACCTGTAACTGGAGATGTTGCATTTGTGAAAGTATATAATGGAGTATTACCTTTAGTAGATATACAAACGCTACATGGTTTATATAAAACTAGAATCGGATATTAAAATATTGGATAATTGGAAAGAGTTATATTTATAGAAGTATAAGAAATCTACAACTACAGATAAATGGCATTATTACAGATAAGAAGGGGTAATAACGGAACTAAGGGTACACTACAATATGGTGAACCTTTCTTTAATTCAACCTTACAAACCGTTCAATTCGGAGCAAGTGGGAGTGAAGAGATAACTCTCGTTAAATTAAATACCGGCATAGCAGGTGTTAATACGTGGGGGAGTTCATCGGTGTTCGAAAACTCAGGTTCACTTTCGGTGACAGGAAATATTACTGCTTCTAATGCTTACTTCAGAGGAGATGTTACTATTAGTGGTAGTCTTAAATTAGGAGATAATAATACTGATTCCGTAACCGTTGTAGCAGATTTCACTTCAGACCTTATTCCAAATGAATCAGCGAGTTACGATTTAGGAACAATTACAAAATATTGGAGAACTGCCTATTTAGGTTCACTTTCATTAGCTGCATTAGCAGGAGTGGATGCACCTAATAATATCGTATATGTTAATGCAGCAAATCAATTAACTGCATCAAACGATTTCGAATTTATTCCAGGAGACAGAATAAGATTAGGTTCAGGTTCGCTTTCATCATCATTTTTCGTAGAAGCATATACAGGTAATACATTTATAAGTGGTGGTCTTTCGGTAACAGGTTCGACCGGAATATCGGCTAGGGGAAATCTTTCATCTTCTCAGGGGTTTGTAACAGCAGTATCAGCGGCGTTTGATAACTTAAGAGCACCCGGTGGTTCAAACGATTCAATTGTAATTGCATCAAATGGATATCTTACTAATACATCTGATTTAAGATTCGTAGGAGATGGATTAGATATCGGTAATAATAAATTTACCGTAAATAAAACTAATGGTAATACATTCACAAGTGGAACATTGCATGCATTAGGTCAGATATCAGGTTCATCCGCGATATTAAGACAAACATTGCAAGTTGATGGTGGTACAACTCTAAACAATTCATTAAGTGTAATTGGGGCAACTGCTAATGTTAATATTAATCAAAATTTAAGAGTAGATGGTAGTGGTTCGTTTGGTAATGGATTAGATGTAGCGGGTAACGTAGTTTTAAATGTTGGTGGAGCCGGTACCGTTTTTGTAAGTGGTTCGACTAAATTAGGAGATGATGCACAAAATGATTCAGTTGTTGTAAGTGGTTCGTTTAATCAATTTTTCACAGGAACAGCTTTACAAAATTTATTTATTAGAAATTCGGCAGTAAAAAGTTCATCTATAACATTCGATGATGATAATTCTGCACTTATATCAGGACTTGCTCCAATTGCAGGAAAAATTGTAATTAGGAATAAAAGTAATGATGGTACATTAGATTCATATTTAATTACTAACGTAACAAGTAGTGTTTTAAGTGTAACAAATGCAACCGCAGCATCAGCGGGTAGAATTGGAATTGAATATCTTAATACTACAACCGGTAGTTCTATTAGAGTAAATATAGCTGCAACTGATGGTATTAATTTAAATAGTAACACTAAAATTTCATCAAATTTAACAGTTAGTGGTTCTACTATATTGGGGCAAGGTGGTGATGATTTATTAACAATCGCTTCACCGACTACAATGAGTGGTAATGTGTGGAATCAGGGATACATTGCAAACTTAGGAACGGTTAAAATATCATCTTCGTTAGAAGTGACAGGTTCAACTTTATTGTTAGGAACTGTTACGATGGGAGATTTGAGAACACAATCTGGTTCAGGAATATTAGGAAGTGCTTCATTTGATAGTGATGTAACAGTTGGTAGAGATTTATATGTAAACGGAACAAGAGCATCACTTAAACCAAAATTATTAGAAATAGCAAGTGGTTCTACTGCGGGATTTGAGGCAGAAGGAGCTGGTATTTTTATAAGTGGTGCTAACGCATCTATTCGATATACAACTACCGGAAGTAGTGAAAGATTAATAGTAAATAAAGGAATTTATATAATCGGTGACCCTAATGATGGGTACGGATTACAAATTTCAAATAACGCACATATTACCGGAAACTTAGATGTTGATGGTGATTTAGCGGTACAAGGTAATATAACATTAGTTAATGCTACTATTACAAATGCAGCAATAAACAAACTTAATGTAACTGCATCTGCGGCCGTAACCGGTAATTTGGAAGTAAACGGAAACTTATCTGTAACAGGTTCAACTAATTTAGGAGATGCAGCTGGAGATGTTGTTCAGATTCCTGGTATATTAAATGTTAGTGGAGCAGTTAGGAATGGTTCTACTCTTAATGTACAAGGAGCAGTTGGTTTTAATAACGTATTAAGAGTAACTGGTTCAACTGCAATTAGTGGTGGTTTATTTGTAAGTGGTAACACTGTATTGAGTTCATCTTTAACCGTTAAGGAGAGTTCATTCTATGAGAAAAATTTAAGAGTAAGTGGAAATTTACAAGTAGATGGTAATGTTGATATCTTAGGTGATGTTGTTAATATAAATGTTAGTAACTTACAAATTGAAGATAAAAATGTTATTGTATCAAGAGGCTCACTATCATCTTTACAATCAAATGATGCGGGTATAACAATAGAAGGACCTGCAACAGCTATTCAATTCACTTGGGACCATGCAAACCAAAGAATGAATCTGAATAAAGATTTTAATGTGAGTGGAAGTTTATTGGTGGCGGGAGATAATATAATAGATACTGCGGTTGCTTTGGCAATTGCATTAGGATAAAATAAAGAACTTAATAATTATATATAATTAAAAACAAATGGCAAACTTTTTCAAAAATAGTTTAGAAAGTAGTATAGGAACAGGTGGAGCAGTTGTCTACACTTGTCCAGCTGGTAGAACTTCGACAGTAATCGGAGTTTCTGTTGCAAATATAGTAGGAACTGATGTAGACCTGACGGTTAAAGCACATGATATATCAACTGCTAAAATATCTCACGTTATTAAAGAATTTACTGTGGCAGCCGGTTCTACCTTAGTATTATTCGGCGGAGACCAAAAATTAGTATTAGAAACCGGAGATTTTCTTTCCGTAACAGGTTCAGCAGCAAGTTGTTTAGATGCTATTGTATCAGTTTTAGAGCAAGGGTAATAAGTAAATAAAATAAATTCTTTTCTTAAATGAAAGTAATAGGTAAACAAAGTTCAGGGTTAGGTGTAGTAACAAGCGGTTCAGTCGCTATTGCTGTAAATACAGTTAATGAAGTAATAATAACAAATGATGTTGCGTTTTTTTCGCATTCATTAGAGGTATCGGGTAATTTATATTCATCCGGTAATACTTCATTTGGAGTTCACACTTCTAGTACACATGAAATAACAGGTAGTTTACTACTTACGGGTTCATCTACTCAAATTGGTGTAGCTATTATAACGGGTAGTGTAACTGTAACAAGAGATTCAACTTTCATTCAAGATGTATATGTAAGTGGAACATTAAAAGGACCGTTTTCTCAATCTGTTGAAGCTAGAGTTAATGCATTAGAAGAACAAAGATTCTTCTTAGGAGGTGATATTTCAGCTGAAGGAACATTATCTGGAACAACGACTAGTAAATACACCGCTTCATTAGATATTTCAATAAATCCAATATCAGCATCTCAGCTTATTTTTCCAGAAGAATCTAGGAAAGTTTATGTTGCAGAATATGGTAATGATAATTTAATAACTCCACATAGAGGTAAATCACCTGCCACTCCTTTTAAAACAATTAAAGCAGCGGTACAAAGTATATATGGAAACTATCAAATATCAGCATCACAAGTTAGTGGTTCTGGCCAAAGTGGTTCTGCAACTGAAGCATCAATTATTTCACAATCTTATGCAACTGTTGCTGAAATATTAGCGGGTGGATTGGGTGTAACTCCAGCCGAAGTTAAAAATGGTTCATTATCATTAATAACAATCGGTTCTGTATCTCAAAGCACATACGATAACTATGGTAGTGCATCACAAGGAACTTCTATAAGTTCATCATTTGCTACGATATTAAATATATTAGGAAATGGATTAGGTGCAACACCTGCATTAGTTCCAAACGGATTAATACCTAAAAATTTAAGTACAAATTCTCAGATAGCTGGGACAGGTGGAAATAACGCAGTATCTCAATCAATAAGTTCTTCTTTCTCAACTTTATTATCTATCGTTAATGGTGGAGCACCAGCGGCACCGGCGGTTGTTAACAATTCACAAACAATCACAGCTGATTCTAATAAATTAAATGCTAGAACGTTAGTATTAAGAAATAAAGGATTTATACAAGATGAAACAATTGAGTACATAAAATATGTGTTTCCATTTTTCACTTATAACCCTTTGAGATGTAAGAGAGATGTTGGTTTACTTATAGATGCTGTATTAGATGATTTAGTATTTGGTGGAAACGAGAAAACGGTACAAGCTGGTTTATCATATTATAATGGTAATTTTGGAGAAATTCAATTTGGAGCCGGTGGGGTAGCAAATTCTCAAAAAGAAGAAACAATTGCAGCGATTTCTTACGCTGCTAGAATGATACGAATAATTGCTGCAGGAGGAACTATTTCTGCACCATTACCGGAAGTATTAAATGCAAGAACTGCTTTATTAGGAAACTTAGAATTCTTACAAGAAGAAGTTATTAATTTCATTCAACATATTTTCATAAAAGGTAAAGACCAAACTGGAACTCCTTTTACATATAACGAAGCAAAATGTAGAAGAGATTTTGGATATATGGTTGATGGTGTTATTGCCGATTTATTATTAGGTGGTAACCAACAAGCTATAGAAAATGGTTCAGCGTATTATAATGGTGTTTATGGTAATGGAGGAGTAGTAACAAATGAGCAATTAACCGAAACAGTAGATTCAGTTAGTTGGGGGGCTAGAATAGCAGCTGCTGTTGCAGTAGGAACTATTATTCCTAAACTTTCTAATAACAAAAAGAATGCAGTTTCCTTATTGGAAATGAATAAAACATTCTTAGGAGAGCAGACTGTAGGACTTATTTCTTCATCATTCCCTAATTTAATTTATAGTTCATCTAAATGTGTTAGAGATGTTGGTTTAATTACTGATTGTGTTATTGTAGATTTAATCTATGGTGGTAACGAACAGGCAATTAATGCAGGTACATCTTATTACACAAACGCATATGGAGATACTTCTCAAGTTCCCGCATCTCAATTAACGGAGACGGTAGCTGGTATTTTATATGCGGGTGCTATTGCACAGAAAGTTGCAAAAGATGAATTCGTAACAAATACATATGCACCTTGGTTCTCTCCATTTACAAACTACAATACAACTGTATATGTAGAAACGGGAACATATGTAGAAGATAACCCAATCGTACTTCCTCCTGGAGTTGCGATTAAGGGTGATACATTAAGACAATCATTATTATATGCAAAGAATCCTAGATTGGATTACTTCCATGTACATAGTTCGGATTATATAGATTCTGTAAGATTCTTAGATTTACAGAGACCAGCGTTTGCGGTGGCTTTCCCATCTGCTATCATTGATTATACAATTGAAGCTGGAAAGATTAAAGACCCAATTGTGAGATATTCTCCTATTGGTTACACAGCTTCTGTTAATATTATAGTAGAAGAGCCTGATTCTCCACCGGAAAGTGGTTCAATCAGAGCTGAATTTACACCTGTTATTTCAAATGGTAAAATCGTTGGATTAACTTATGTAAACTCAGGTAGTGGATATGTTTCCACAGAGAGACCTCACATCTCAGTTCCAGCTCCGGAAAATCAAAGACCATTCATTCAGGCATCTCCATATGTTTGGAACTCATCTGCAATCACAGGACCATTTAACTTTAATGGTGAGAAAATTTCTGAATTAGTTCCACTTCCATATGATTTGGAAGATTTAGGTGTTGATAATACCGGTGCCGGTGGTGGTATGAGAGTGGATGGTAATTGTTGTAGAGAAGCTGCACCTCGTTCTCCACTTCGTTCAATGGTTGCGGCGGCATTTACGCAAGTTAACCAAGGAGGACCTGGACACCACGTTTGTAATACGGGATACGCTCAGTTCGTATCTATGTTCACCACATATTGTACTTATGGATTTAAGACATCAGGTGGTGGTTTTGCAAACATTTCTAACTCCGTAATTGACTTCGGTTTACAAGGGGTTATATCAAAACGAAACTTTAAAGACACATATACAAACGCATTAGTATTATCAGCTGGTACATCTACCGTTGCTGGTTTTAATGTGACAGTTCCTGGTAGTGGTTACACCGTTTCACCGGTTGTAACAATCTCAGGTGGCGGTGGTAGTGGAGCAAGTGGTTCTGCATTAATTACATCCGGACAAGTAGTAGCATTGAATTTAGAAGCAAGTGGTAGTGGATATACATCCGTACCATCAGTTTCTATTGCATTACCTGATACACCTGGAGGAGTAAGAGCTGAGGCTACTGCAATACTTAGTGGTTTGGCTAATATATTTGTTAGAGTAACTGGTTCATTCCAGGGACAACAAAGAAATATTGACTTCTCATCTTTGATGAAGTTAAATGGTTCTAATTACTTAGTAACCGATATCAATACAACCGTAGAATCGGATGAATTCTTTGTTGAAACATTCCCTGCAGTATTTTTCGTAAATGCAGGAGATAACGCTGATTTCTATCAATTATCAAACATATCAACGGGAGGTCTTGTATTAGAATATGTTGGGGCCGGTATTACTTACAATGCGATTCCTGAATACGGTGGTATTCCGGACGCAGCGCAAGAAGTTGTAATGATTGAGCCTGGAAAAGTATTCGCGGTAACAATTGATAATAGAGGTAACTTAAAAGTTGGTAGATTCTTTAGAGTAGACCAATTGACAGGTGCGGTAACGATTGATGCGAATCAGTTCTCATTATCAGGTTTATCTTCAATAGGACCTTTCAGAAGAAATGGTGTACCGGTGGGTATTGTAATTAATGAAGCATCTGATAACGATACTTTATTGAACTCACAAGGTTTACCTGGTAGAGATACCGTTCCTTCACAACAAGCGGTTAAAACGTATGTTGATGCAAGAACAATGCAAACGGGAGGATTAGATAATCAAATATTAGCTAAGAGTGGTTCTGCTGATTACGCAACAAATTGGAAGAAAACAATCGATACAATTGCGACAAACACACTAAGTGGTTCTAAAATTGTATCTCGTTCAATTGGTTCTAATTTAATTGTAACACATTCATTAACTTCATTGGAAATATCCTCATCTACAATAGGATTGGGATTAACAGGAGCAAATGGCACACCAATCTCCGTAGTATTTGGTACACAATCAAATCAATCTACAGATGGTGCACAATTTACTGCATTCTCTCAAAGTGTTAGTGAATCGGTAAGATTTTTATTGGCTACATCAGCAACAACCTCATCGAATACATTTGTAGGAAATCAAATTATTAGTGGTAATATATTAGTAACAGGTTCAGCAACCATTAAAAATGATTTAACTGTATCGGGTAGTTTATTAATTAGTAACACAGTTTCTTTAGGAGCGAATGTAAACATTAGTGGTAACTTAGCGGTAACCGGTTCATCTACATTAAGTGGTGGGTTGGATGTATTTAGTTATGCAAATATACAAGCTCCATTAACTGCAAGTGGATTAAGATATCCAAATGTAAATAGTCAAGGGACAGGTAAAATTTTAAGAAGTGATGGAGCAGGTGGAATCTTCTTTGGTTTCACAGATAGAACTTCTATTGGTATTGTGAACATAGGAAATGGTGGACCAATTGCAAAAGGTACTCCATTATATATAAAAGGATTTGATGTAGGAACGGGTTTAACAATAGTTGGACCGGCTTCTTCATCTAGATTAGATAAAATGCCAGCCGTTGGTTTATCAGCGGATAATTTATTAGAAAGTGGTTCAGGTTCATTAACTGCATTGGGTATCTTAACAAACTATGATACAACTGCATTAACATCAGGACAACAACTATACGTTGGACCTAATGGAGGATTAACAACTCAATTACCTACGGGCTCATTCTATGTACAGAACATCGCTGTGGTAGGTAGAATCAATATTAACGATGGTGAATTATTAGTAGAGCATCCTGGAACTTATTTCCAATTACCTAACCTTCCAAAAGATTGGATTTGGTATGGTGGTAATGGTGGGCAAGCGGTTTCTCAATCATTGACAGGAGCAATTGCCTCATATCAATTAGATAGAACTGTTATAGGTAATACACAGCAATCAACAGGATGGTATGATGGTGCATTAGTAGTAAGTGGAGGTCTAGGTGTTGCTAAAAATGCTCAAATATCAGGTAACTTAACAATCTATGGTAACTTTGATGTAAAGGGTAGTACAACGATTACAGCGATTACTGCATCTAACTTAGATATCGCTGAGAATACAATTGCGGTAAGAGAGTTTTCTCCTGTAGTTAGATTCGGTGGATTGATTGTATGGGATTCGGGTTCTGTAGTAGGCGGTACTCCTCCTAACAACGTATATGCATCCGCATCTTTATTCTATGATGGTTTAGACAATAACTGGGTAATTGCACAAAATGACGGACGTTCTTCATCTTTAATGATAGGAGGACCGGTTAATGGTGGGGCATATGGTAACGAAGAAGGATTACCAATGGGAACTATTCCTAAAATAGAATATACCGGTAATAACTTAACATCTTCTACGATGACCGATGATGGAATCGTAGTAAGAATGACAAACGATTTAGTAGTAACGGGTTCTATTGGTGGTAGATTGACAGGTTCTGTTCAGGGTACATCATTATCAATATTCAATTCATTAAGTGCAACCGGTTCATTTAGTGGTAATGGATTCTTAACGGGTTCATTCACAGGTTCATTCACAGGTTCAGCGAATTTATCATTCCAAATAAGTGGTAGTACCGATGATGGTATCGATAACTTTATATACAGTGGTAGTCAAAATGCTGAGGTTAAATTAGCGACAGGCTCAGTTCACTTTTTAGATGGTGTTAAGAAAAAGTTAAATACGGAATTAGTAATCAGTTCATCTGACCAAATAAGAGAGTTTGGATTTGAATTTAGTTCATCTGTTAACGCATTTACTTCATCCACTAAAATAGAATTAGCTGGATTGAATTCATATACTTCTTCTCTTAAAACTGCAATATCTGCAAGTGGAAGTGATTTAATAGTACATGGTAATTTAAGAGTAACGGGTTCTAAAACATTTATAGAATCTACTGATGTTAAATTTAAAGATGCATTCATTGAAATAGCTAGTGGAGCAATTGATTCTGCTGCAGCTGATGGAGCTGGATTATTCTTTAGTGGTGCGAACTTCTTCTTTAGTTGGTCACACCAATCACAGAGTATGAACTACAATAAAACTATCTACGTTGAAGGAAATGTAGAAGTTAGTGGTTCTGTAGATGGTACTAAGATTTCTCAATTTGCACCTGCACATAATACATTCTCTTCATCAATAAACGCATATACTTCATCATTAAGAACTGCGGTATCTGAAAGTAATGGTGATTTGATTATATTCAACAACTTACAAGTTAGAGGTACTTTAGCTGAATTAAGAGTTGATAGATTACAAGTTAAGGATAAGCAAATTGAAATAAATAGTGGTTCTACAACTTCTGCTCAATCAGATAAAGCTGGTTTATTCATAAGTGGTGCTAATGTTAATTTCTATTGGGACCATCCTGAGCAGTATATGTACTTAGATAAAGATTTCACTATAAATGGTGATTTCAACGCAAGTACAATAAATGGTATTAACTTAACTGCATTTAGAAATGGAGTTAACCAATCAACCGGTGCATTAGAAGTTTATTCTTCTTCATTGAAAAGTGCTATAACCGTTGTAGGAACAGGAGTTTCATCTGTAACAACTATACAAGGTGATTTGAATGTATTGGGTACAACAACTCAATTACAAATCTCTGATTTAAAAATTGAAGACCGTTTAATTGAAATCGCTAGTGGTTCTACTACATCGGTTGCTGCAAACGGAGCAGGTTTATTCATAAGTGGTGCTAACTTATTCTTCTCTTGGTCAAACGCTGAGGGTAATATGAGATTGGGTAATAACTTATTTGTAAATGGAGCAGTTACTTCATCAACGCTATTAGTATCACAAACATCATCACTTAATCATATTAGTGCAAGTGGGCAGATAAGTGCAAGTGGGTTGATGATAATTGGTAATACTTCATTTAGAGGAGATGTTACATCAAGTGGAACTGTTTCCGCATCAGCATTGTATGTACAGAATGCTACTAATATAAATGGTGCATTAGAAGTAGTTGGAAATATCGTAGGAAAGGAATACATCTCTGCTAGTAAGGGTATCACAGGTAGTGGTATTTGGTCAGCAGGTGAGATTAGAGGTCTTACTAATACACAAATAGACGGAACTGCATTGATTATTGGTGCAACAACCGTAAGAAGTACAATCTCTGCAAGTGGAGCTATATCAGGTAGTGGATTACAAGTAAACGGAAACTTTAGAGTAACTGCAAGTTCTATTCATGATGGATTAGCGATATTTAATAATGATATATCCGCGAGTGGATATGTAAGTGCAAGTGGGTTAAGAATATACGGAGAAGGTAGTTTAGGAACATCATCATTCTGGGGACCAATTACAGGTTCTACCGCATGGTTCTCAAACAACTTAAGAGTAACAGGTTCTGTAACCGCATCAAATCACTTCTCAGCGAGTGGATTTGTAAGTGCATCGGCTTCCAACTTTAGAGGTGAAGTAAGTGCAACTGTTTATAAAGGAGATTTACAATATAATGTAATTGCTGGTAGTGGTTTGAGTGGTTCGGTATTCCGTAACCAAATTGACACCACATTAGCAATTGATACACAGTCAGTTCATTTCCAATCAGGTTCTCAGCAGGCGGTTGTATCTTATATCAAAGGAGATGTATTAGTTGCATCCGATGGTACTGCTACAATTCAAGCAAATTCAATTGCTTTAGGAACTGATACAACGGGAGATTATGTTGCAAGTATTAACGCTGGTGCTGGTTTAACCGGTGGTGCGACAAGTGGTGAAGGTATTGCTCATACTTTAGCGGTAGGCGCAGGGGATGGTATTTCAGTTGCGGCTGATTCAGTTGCAATGAATACAGGTTCTGCACATTTCACTAATGGAGCTAGAGGTACAATTGCAGCGTGGATAAATGGAGATGCTACAATCAATTCATCAACTGGATATTTGACAGTTAATATAGCTAATATCCCAAGAGTTGTAAATATAACAGGTGCAAGTAATCAAATTACCGTAAGTGGTATTATTGCAAATGGTGGTATGACTGCTTCATTGGCATTACCTCAGGATATTGGTACTACATCAAACGTAAGATTTGGTTCATTAGGTATCGGTGTAGCGGCGAGTGGTACAAGTGGTAGAATAGATGCGGCAAATGATATCGTAGCTTACTCTTCATCAGATAGAAGATTCAAAGAAAACATCAAAAATATACCAAACGCGTTGGCTAAGGTATTAAAAATAGGTGGATATGAATTCGATTGGATTTCAAACGTTGAATTACATGGACACGAAGGACATGATATTGGAGTTATCGCACAAGAAATTGAGGAGATACTTCCAGAATTAGTTCAGACTAGAGAAAGTGGATATAAAGCGGTTAAGTATGATAAGTTAGTTGCACTTCTTATTGAAGGTATGAAAGAGCAACAAGTACAAATCGATAACTTAAAATCAGAAGTAGAAAATTTAAAAAGAGCAAGAGGGTTATAAGATGTACGATGTTTATTTTACCACAGGAATAGGTAAAATCAGTACGGGAGTAGATATTTGGGTAAACAACTGGTTGAGTGAAGTAAGTAAAGACTTAAGCACTCATCCAGTTTTACTTATTTATAGAACTAAACCAACTGATTTTAATTTTGATATACCAATCGAACACTATTGGTATAATGATGAAACCGGAAATCACAGAGATATTTTTGAAGAAAAGTTTAAGGAGTGTAGGAGAGTTAATATATTACATGCTCACTACACTCCTTTGGAATTAATAGAAGAGAATAAAGATAAGATACATTCCTATATAATCCACAATTGTTTAGATAAAGTTGTAGTAGAAACTGGGATAAGTGATTTACCATTTGGTTGGACTCCTTATTATTCTCAAAAGTGGGAAAGTGAAATACTATCATATGCTAAAAACAAAGTATGGATAGGGTTGTATGAATTAAAAGGAGAGAAGTTTGAAGGAGCAGTTAATATCCCATCGTATTATGAATTCACTCATAATAAAGAGTTATCTGATTCAAACTTTATAGGATTTACTGCGAGATGTGAGAGTAGAAAGAACCCACATTATTTAGACCAATTGGGAGGATTTATGTTTACTAATATAAGAACCTTTCAGAAGACTTGGAAGCATACAACTGATATAAACTTTAAGAACTTAAAACAAATTCAATATGAAAGCCCATTTGAAGAAATATATTATGGTATGGATTGGGGTGTATCTCATTGTGCATTTTCTGCTGAGCCATTTGGGTTCTCCATATTTCAAAGTTTAGATTGGGGAAAACTACCGATTATATCAAAAGATTGGTGTGAGGATATACCTTATAAATTTAGAGCTGGTACTAAAGAAGAATTTAAAGATATTTATGATAGTATTGGGTATCTTACATATAAAGAGAAAAAAGAGGAGTTTGATAAATTTAAATATTTATTAGCACAACGTTTTGATACCAAACAAAATTGGAAGGAACAATTAACAAACTTATATAATGCCTAGAGTTCAGGGAGACAATTTAGAATTATCGAATTTAAAAGCAGCGACGGGTAATACGGCTACTTCTAACTACTCCATTGCTACTGCGGCAGGAACAACTACCGGTCCAATTGCATTTTCGGATTTCACAATAGATGCGGTGGGTTCAACTATATCAGGATTCACATATGTAAAGGAATCAACTGCGGAAACATTTAATATGAACTTTACAAATGCGGGAACGCGTTTTTTAAGTAGGGTTGGTTCTCAATATAATAATTTCACATGGAGTTTATCAGTAGGAGCAGAGTTTACAATTCAATCTCTTCCTCCTTATAATCCATCTGTAACTGCGGCGGCGGTAGGTAATTCATCTACATTAGCTGCACCAACTGCTAGAACCTTAACTGCAACATTTAGAGACCTTTATAACGACCAGGCATCTAACTATAACGTAGCTATGACAAAAACCATTTACAATGTAGATGATTATGCTGGAGCTAGTGGATTATGTTTGCATTTAGATGAGATGATTGAGATGTGGGATGGTACATTTAAGAAAGCAGGTGATTTAGTAGAAGAGGATGTTGTAAAAGCATATTTCCCTCCACATTTTCAACAAGTGGATGATTTCAATTTTTATGATTGGGAATATTATACACCAGGAGGAATATTAGTTCCTGCTTATGTAAAAGATGTTGCATATACATTCGTAGATAGATGGAATATAGTACGAACTACAAAGGGTGATGTTAGAGGAAATGGTGAACATCCTATGATGATATTTGATATAAACGAAGAAGTTTATAAATTCAAACCATTAGGATTACTTCAACCTGGAGACAGATTAATAAAAGTATTGGGTGAGAACGAAATAGAGGAAGTAGAGATAATTGCGAATGAGGTACAATCATCCACATTAGAGGTTGTATCGATAGATGTTGAAGATGTGGATACATACATAGTAAATGGATTCGTTACCCACAATAAGGGTGCAAACTCTTTGGCGGGGTATTCTATATCAACCAACCCAACTATATCAATTGCGGCGGCAACTATTGGAGGAGATGCATATAAGGCTTTAACATTAAGTACGAATTCAGCAGTAGTTTCTCCTGGTTCAACTGCTATTACAGCAAACTATTCATATGATATACAAATAGCATCTGATAGTGGATTTGCAACTATATTAGCAACTTTCACTGCATATAGTTCTAATACTTTAAATTATAAGACTGGGGCTACTATCTTTGCAAGAGCTAAAACAAATTTTGCAGGATTACAAAGTGGGTTCGGCTCAACTGCAACGGGATAATAAAATAATATAATATGTTTAAGATAACAAAACAATTAGTGAGTGAAGGAAATGTAATCGAAAGGATTTATGTTTCCAAAGATTATACATTTGAAGGGATTGAGGTCTTCGAAACAGAGGTGGAAGCTACAGAAAAGAAGGAAGAATTAGAAAGTTTGGATAATTTTGGTGCTAAATATAAGGTTACGGAAATATCCTAATATTTATAGATATATACCATAATTAAAAACAAACTAAAAAATGGAAAACAAATTGTTATCTCAAGATGAACTAAATGAAATAGTTCAGTTACGAAATGAATTTGCAAACGTCTTTGCAAGTATTGGTTCTATTCAATCGAGAATAAAAGAATTGGAAGAAGAGAACGAATCAAACTACACATCCCTTAAAGAAATTCAGAAAAAAGAGGAAGTATTATTCGAAAAATTAAAGAATAATTACGGAGAAGGGAATATAGATTTGATTACCGGAGAATTTAAACCAATTCAGTAATATTTTGGAAGTTTCTTTTGATATTTATATAGAGGAAATCTAAAAATTTTTAAATAAAGATAACATGGCAGAAAAAATTGTATCACCTGGGGTATTTACGAGAGAAAACGACCTTTCTTTTTTACCACAAGGTATATCGCAAATAGGAGCAGCGATAGTTGGACCAACTGAAAAGGGACCGGCTTTCATTCCTACTTTAATAACAACACAGGCCGAATATGAAAGTATTTTCGGTACTCCAAAAGATTACTACACAGGATATGCAGTTCAGAACTATCTAAGAGATGCTGGTGCTGTAACTGTTGTAAGAGTTGGTGGAATTGGTGGTTACAAACAGAAGGGTTCATTAGCAGTTGTTGCATTGGATAATACTACTGGAAATAAACAAATTGTGGCAGTATTGGCACATAGTTCATCTGCAAATTCTGCATCGTTCACTATAAATAATAGTACATTAGTTGGTGCAGCTGAGTTTGGAGTATTCTCTATTACTGGTTCAGGAAATCAGTATAGAATGGACATGAAAAAGAGTTCAGCAGATTCAATCGATGATGTATTAGGAACTTCACCTTCATTTAACAGACTGGCATATACTTATACTTATTTTGACCACACTACAACCGCTTTATCATCTTCAGTTATTGATGGTGATGTAGTTTTTGCAGCACCTTCAGATACATTAGTAGACCAGGACTTTACTTCGGATGCGACATTTGCTTCCACTCCATATATTCAATCACAGAAATATAATGGAACAACTCGATACAACTTATTTAGAGTTCACACTGTATCAGATGGTAATTCAGAGAATACAAGATTTAAAGTTCAAATTTCTAACATTAAATCTTCAAATGGTTCAGATTATGGAACATTCAGTTTAGTATTAAGAGCATTTGGTGATACAGATAAGAGAAAAACAATATTAGAACAATATAATAATTTAACATTAGACCCAGCTTCTCCAAATTTTATTGGAAGAAGAATTGGTGATAAAACTATAACAATTGATGCAGTAGGTAAAATTACTGAAACAGGAGATTATGAGAATAGAAGTAAGTTTATTAGAGTTGAAATGACAACTACTACATATCCTGTAACTGCTATTCCTTTTGGACATGATAAGTATGAATTACCAATTAATTGTACGGGCTTAGTTGATGGAGATTTAAGCACATTCTTCCCTATTGTAACATATACATCAGCTTCATTCAGTTCATCAATATTCTCAAGTGGATTTGATTTTGAAACTGCAATAGTATCCGATAATAACCTTAACTACTTAAAACCAATACCTGTAGGTGCTGGAAATGGTGCTAACTATTCATTTGGGTTAGATAACACTAAAGGTGTAACTGCGGGGGCATATGGATTAGGATTACCTTCAGTTGAATTATCTGGTTCAGATTCTTCAATACAACTTGCTATGAGAAATTTCACAATAGCGTTTCAAGGTGGATTTGATGGAATTGACCCAACTATATTAATTAACAAAGGTGAAGATATTACTGGTATTAATACACAAGGATTCAATTGTTCAACATCATTAACAAGTGGTTCAGTAGCTTATGCTAAAGCATTAAATGCTATTCAAAACCCTGATGAATATGATATCAACTTATTAGTTACTCCTGGTATTATCAGACAATATCACCCTTATGTATCAACTAAAGGAATTGATATTTGTCAAGAAAGAGAAGATGTATTCTACATTGCAGATTTTGCTGGTGCAAGTGCTACTATTTCAGAAGCAGTTGAGCAAGCGGCAGGAGAAGATTCAAACTATGTAGCTACTTACTATCCATGGATTAAAACAATTGATGTAAATACTAATAAATTAGTAGCAGTTCCACCATCAGTATTATTGGCAGGAACATATGCACAAAACGATAGATTAGGTGCTGAGTGGTTCGCACCAGCTGGTTTAAATAGAGGTGGTATTGCAGGAGCAGTTCAAGTATTGAACAGATTAACTCAATCAGAGAGAGATACATTATATGAAGGTAAAGTAAATCCAATCGCAACATTTCCTGGACAAGGTATTAGTGCATTTGGACAGAAAACTTTACAAGATAAAGCATCTGCATTAGATAGAATCAACGTAAGAAGATTGTTAATTAACTTAAAGAAGTTTGTTGCATCTACTTCAAGATTCTTAGTGTTCGAACAAAATACGGCACAAACAAGAAGTAAATTCTTAAATACTGTAAACCCTTACTTAGAAGCAGTTCAACAAAGACAAGGACTTTACGCATTTAGAGTGGTTATGGATGAGACAAATAATACACCAGATGTAATCGACAGAAACATATTACAAGGTTCTGTGTTTTTACAACCTGCTAAGACAGCTGAATTCATCGTAATTGATTTCAACATCTTACCGACAGGAGCATCATTTAGTGTATAATTTCGATAATTGATATTTATATAAAAGAAATAAAAAATGGCAGAAGTATTAGAATTTAACGAAATGTTTTATACCAATTTCGAACCTAAGATGAAAAATAGATTCATCTTCGAAATAGACGGTATCCCTTCATATTTAGTGAAAGCTGGTAACAGACCTACAATCACTTTTGAACCTGTGGTATTAGACCATATTAACATCAAAAGAAAGTTAAAAGGAAAAGGCGATTGGTCTACGTTAGAAATTACACTTTACGACCCAATTGTTCCTTCTGGAGCACAAGCGGTAATGGAGTGGGTGAGAACATCACATGAATCATTAACAGGTAGAGATGGATACGCAGAGTTCTATAAGAAGGATGTGGATTTCTATATGTTAGGTCCAGTAGGTGATAAGATTGAGCAGTGGAAATTAAAAGGAGCATTTATCACATCAGCGAACTTCGGTGATTTGGATTGGTCAAATGCTACAGACCCTACTACAATCACACTTGAACTTACATATGATTACGCAATATTAGAATTCTAATCTTAATAAGATAATTAAAAGGGGAAACAGAAATGTTATCCCCTTTTTTTGTTTTGAAAATTTGTGATATATATATTTATATACAAACAATAAGTTATTATTATGGCAGAACAAAAGTACGATTTTCCAACGGAAGTTATATCACTTCCATCAGAGGGTAAAGGATACCCAGAATCAAACCCATTATCAAAGGGTACTATAGAGATTAAGTATATGACAGCTAGGGAGGAGGAAATCCTCACATCTCAAAACCTAATTAAAAAAGGTATCGTTTTAAACAAACTATTTGAATCAATTGTTATTGATAAAGATGTTAATGTAGATGATATTCTTTTGGGTGATAAGAACGCTATTATGTTAGCAACTCGTATCTTAGCATATGGAGCTAAATATCCAATCGAAATAACCGGTGCGGATGGTGAAAAAGAACAAATTGATGTAGATTTATCAAAAGTTCAAACAAAAGATGTAGATTTATCAAAATTAAAAAGAGATAATAAATACGAATTTACTACTCCATCTGGTAATAAAATGATATTTAAATTATTAACTCATGGTGATGAACAAAAGATAGATACTGATATTAAAGCATTAGCTAAGTTTAATAAAGGTGGAATATCGGCTGAACTAACTACTAGATATCGTTATATGATTCAGGAAATAGATGGTAAAACTGATACAAAATCAATAACCGATTTTATTAACAATAGATTTTTAGCGAAAGATACTAGAGCATTTAGAGAATATATAAGAGAATTATCACCTGATATTAATATGGAGTTTGATTATGAAAACCCTGAGACAGGAGAAAAGGAGGTACGCTCGATTCCGATGGGCGTAGGCTTTTTTTGGCCTACCGAGTAATTACTCCGTAATGATACATGGGCAAATATTTGATTTATGTTATTATGGAAATGGATTCATATATTCGGATGTTTATAATATGCCAGTTCACATAAGGAATTTTTATTATAATAAACTTGCTCAATCTAAAAAAGCGGAAAACGAAGCAGCACAGAAATCATCGAAGGGTTCATCCCCTTCAAAAGGACCGAATACATCAAAAGTGAGAGTTAATAGATAACTCTCATTTTTTTTATAATGATATTTATAGTATATGTTAAAAGATACAATTATGAAAATTACTACGGAAGAAAAGAAATCTTTAAAGGAAGTTTTGACCAAACATAGTATTAAAGAAGGTGTAATTGCTCAGATATTTAAAAAAATATTAACTAAAACTCTTTTAAAAGATAAGGGATTTATGTCGGCTTTAGTAGATGCAGATTCTAGTATGGAAGCGCTGAGAAAAGATTTAAAAGCCAAAGAAGAAAAGGGGTTTGTTATTAGTGACCCTTGGTTAAGAAAATGGGCTGGATTGGATAAATAATTAAGTATAATTAATGGCGAATAATAGAGGAACGGAAAATTTCAGAAACCAAGCTGAAGAAACTAAAAAGTATATTGATTTAGAAGACAGATATCAAGATGCTTTAAAAGTTACGTCTTCTATGATTGGCGGTCTTAATCGATTAGTTGAAGATAATGTAGCCCAACATGTTCATCAGAATGAAACTGCGAAGAGATACCAGGCAACTGTAAAAGGAATTTCTAGTGGTTTAACTGACATCAAATCAGTATCAACTGCATTATCAGAAATAGAAACAACTAGAAGGCATTTGCAAATGGATATGGCAAATGTTTCTCAGGAGTTCTATGATGGTTTAACTAATACATTAGATGCTCAAGAAAAGATATTAAAAGTTCAACAAAAACAATTGCAACTTACAGAAATGCTTGATGGTTCACAGAAAGCATTAACTGAAAGTACAACTGATTTTTTAGATGGAATTAAAACTTCATTGGATGAGATTCCTTTTTTAGGTAAGGCGTTTGGAGCTTTAGCAAAAGGCCCGATTGATGGGTTGAAATCAAAAATTACTGATGCGGGCAAAACATTCGTATCGGATTTTTCAATGAGATTGGGAGAAGGTCAATCTGCGATGCAAGCGTTGGGAGGAGCAGGTAGTGGTGCAATGTCATCATTAGCGGCTGCTATCAATCCGGTAACAATTGGTATAGTTGCGGTAGCAGCAGCATTGGCATTAGGATTTATGAGATTCAAACAAATTGATGATGCTGCCAAATCATTTAGAGAATCTACGGGATTACTCAATTCTCAGACTGAAAAAATGGTCGGGAATATTCAATCCATATCTACTCAATATGCAGGATTAGGTGTATCGGCAGATGAGGTTGCACAATCAGCTGGAGAATTTGTAAATGCTTTTGATGGATTAGAGCAACCTGCTAAATCTACATTAGAGTCAATGGTTGTTTTAAATAAGAACTTTGGGGTGGGTGCATCTGAAGCGGCTAAAGTTAATAAGGTAATGCAAAATATGGGTGGTCTTACCGAAGCCCAATCACAATACCTTACGAACTCTGTTGCAGAAATGAGTAAATTAGCAGGAGTTGCGCCTCAAAAAGTAATGAAAGATATTGCGGATAATAGTGGAGATGCTCTTAAATATTTTAGAGGGCAACCTGCATTATTAGCAAAATCGGCAGTAAGTTTGGCCGCTATGGGTTCTTCATTAGAAAGTGCGGCAAAATCATCTGAAGCATTATTAGATTTTGAAAGTAGTATTGCAAATGAATTAGAAGCAAGTGCATTATTAGGAGCTGATATTAATTTAGAAAAAGCTAGAGCAGCGGCATTTGCGGGTGACCAATATGGACAGGAAAAAGCCATAATGGAACAAATGATGAAGGTGGGAGATATCAGTAAAATGGATATGTACTCGAAAGATGCATTAGCTAAAGCAACTGGTAAAACAGTTGAGGAGTTAATCAATATGCAACGAATTCAGGAAAAATTTCCAAACTTAGATGAAACTAGATTAGCATCGGCACACGCTTTAATTGATGCGGGAAAAGAGATAGGTGATATCAATGAACAGGATTTAGCAACTCAAACCGCTAAAATGGCAAAGGATAAGGAGATGCAAGGTAGAATAGAAAATATGACCAACGAAATAATGGCATTCGGTACACAAATTATGGATTTCTTAATGCCTGTAGCGGAAATAGTGATGGGATTATTAGTAGGATTTTTTAAACCTCTGATGGCTATAGTTAGTAAAATATTTGAGCATATTAAACAGGCGTTCGAACCAATTGCTGATATGTTAGGGCCATCCAATAGTTTATTTGATATTTTTGAAGAAATAGGAAAGGTAATTGGTTTTATATATTCTTTAGTTCAAGGACCACTCGTATTTGCAATTGAAATGGTTATTGGTGCATTTAGTGGAGTAATTGATATAGTAGCAGGTATTGTTAAACTATTTAAAGGTGATTTTATTGGTGGGTTATCCCAAATTGGAGAGGGTATATTAGGGTTAGTATTTAGACCGTTTATAGCTGGATTTAATATGGTAATGGATTATTTAGAAGGATTCTTTACTATATTTGAAAGTTTAGGTGCATGGATGCATCAGTATTTAATTGACCCTATTTCTAATTTCTTTGGTGGAATAGGTAATGCGTTATCAAGTGTTGCATCTTTCTTTGGAGGAGGAGCCGAAACACCGGCAACAACGAGTACCGAAAGTGTTGATGATGGTGTTATGCAAAATGGAAATGTTATATCAACAGACCCTGCAGACTTCTTAATTGCTTCTAAAAACCCATCGGCATTAGCTGGACAAATTGGTGGTGGAGAAGGAGGAGGAACTGCAGCATTAGTTAGTTCATTGATTGCGGAAATGCAAGGAATGAGAGCTGATTTGGCTGCGGGTAAAATTGCGGTTAACATAGATGGTCAAAGAATGAATGCAAAAATTGCAGCAAATGCAGTTAGAAATCCAATAAGCTAATAATGGGAAAGACAATTACAGAACTATTCGAAAGTAATAAGGTATCAAAACAAATACCTCAGGCACCTCCTACAAGTGGTACTTCTCAAGGTGGACAATTTCTTATTGATAGAAATAATAGAGTAGGTAATTTTTTGGGTAATGCATTAGGAACAAAAGACCCATTAAAAGAAACTGCGTTTGAACAAGAAACAACAGGATTAAGGGTTAGGAGATTTATAAATGAACCTACTTTATACGGTACTGATATAGTAAGATTACAACAAAAAACAACTTCTTTTATACAAGGTATGATTGCGGCTAAAACAAATGAAGATAGCGCAGCAGTAGTATCGATATTAAAAAATTCAAATGGATTTGCTGGAAAAGTAAATAAATTCTTAGGAATACCTACTACAATATATCCATCATCATTGAGAGCGGAAGAAGCATTTCAAAAAGGAAAAGAACCGCTAACAAATGAAACAATTGCTAAGATAAAAAAAGATGCGGCAGGTTCTCTAATTGGTAGATATCTAAATGATACTGCTAGAGGAACACCTCAACAGGCATCTAAGCAGGTAATTGGAGGTGGTATAGGTTTAGCAAAAGGAGCGATTAGGAATACATTAGGAAACAATAATAAAGTTGTACCTATAACATCCGGTAGTTTAGATAAATTTGGTGAGTTTTTTAACCAAAAGTATTTTGATGGGAACACCTACGAAACTTCAATGAAGGAACTTACAAAGGCTGATTCATATAACCAAATTGATATTACTTCTACCTCAAACGTAAAAGGATTAAAAGGTACAACTGGAGTTTTTGGAAAAGTTAGATGGTCAAATAAAAGTACATATGGATTAGTATTATCAGAAGATACTACTCATAAAAAATTTGGAGAACCTACTAAGAAGAAGTTAGCAGAATTTAATACATATGTAAATCCTTATGCAACAGGTTCAGCGGCGTTAATAGAGGGTAAACTTAAAAATAATACACTATTACAATTTTTAAAACCGGCTCCATTAAAAGAAAAGGAAATAACAAGATATTCAAAGGATACTGCTAAAAAATCTATCCATAACAAAGATGCAGTTTTAAATAATGAATTAGGAAAAAGAAGAGGATTATATACAGATAGAGATATATTAAATCAAACCGGTAAATTTACAGAATCAGAATTGCAAACTGTTAAAGTAAATGGTACGGATATTTCTGACGTAGATTTAATACCTCTACGTTTTCAAAAAGTAAATGATGGAAGTGCAGTTTATGTACGTTCAGTAGTAACAGGGTTTAATGAAACATTTTCACCAGGATGGGATTCAAGTAGAATGTTGGGTCATCCTTTTAATTTTTATAACTTTACAAGTGTAGAGAGAAAAATAACTTTTAATTTTAAGAGTTATGCAATGTCTCAACCTGAATTAGTATTAATGTGGAGAAGATTAGAATTTATTTCACATTGTACATATCCAGATTCTTACACCGGAAGTGGTATATTTCAACCTACCTTAATATATTTTACATTTGGTAATTTATATGTTGATAAAGTTTGTTTTATAGATAGTTTATCATACACAATAGATGAATCGGAAAATCTATGGGAATTGGGGGGTGATAAAATAAAAACAAAAGCTGGTAGTTTCGTTGATTTTAATAGTAGATTTAATGTTGGAGCAGATAATAACTCTAAACTGTTATCTATGAGTGGTGTTAAAAAAACTCAAAAAACAGGTAAGTTTGAAGTAGAGAATAATGAGGTATATAATAAAGGAACAAATAGTTCTAATATCAAAGCAAAGGAAAACGTAATTAATTATAATTCGGGTGACTTAAATATGGACCATTACAAATTACCTAAGATAATAAACGCATCAATCGGATTAACATTTATTGAGTCTAGAAATACAACTCAGAATAATCTTTACGGATATGGTAAACCTATTAGTAAGAGTGCTAATAAAAATACTATTTAATATGAGATACGAAAAAGTAGGAACAAAAAAATTGGCAAATGGTAAGAAGGTATTAAAAACTAATATTCCATCTACCATTGAAAAAAGAGATGATGATATCTATATTATCACTCAGGATTCAGATAGATTGGATTTATTAGCTAATCAATTTTATAACGATAGTAGATTATGGTGGATAATTGCACAGGCAAATAATTTGAATGGTGTAAATATAGGAGTTGAAGCTGGTATTCAACTAAGAATTCCAAAGGATAAGTTTTTGATAATAAATAATTTATAAAATTATGGCAGTAGGGTTTCCGTGGTACAAATCAATAGATGATTATATTGTAAAGGAATTGGAGGCTAGAATAGACCCAATAAAAGTTTCACGTCTAGTACCTTGGATTTCAGCAACTTCTAATTTAGGAGGGCAATTTACATTATCAAGTGGTAAGTATGATAGTATATTTGGTGGAGGTAATGCTTCATATGATACTACATCGGAAATGAAATATCGACCAAACCCAATCATTACAGATTTTTCAATTGACTTTGCAAATAGGGGAACATTAAGAATGGCAACATTAAAAATTAAATGTTTTACACCTGAGCAACTTACTGAAATGCAAAAATATTTTATGGAACCTGGTATCAGTATTATGGTACAATGGGGATGGAATTATTCTATTTCAAAAGGAAAAAGTGTAGGGCCGGTTGCTGCAGATGCAGGTAATGTAAACAAATATAATAGAAATCCAGATGCTTTATATGAAATACGAAGTTCAAATGGAGGATGTTATGATAATTTGGTAGGTATTATAACCGGAGGAGAATCTGATATAAGTGGTGAGGAATTCAATATTAGTTGTAAGATTACGACTATGGGAGAAATACTTATGAATCACTCTCAAGAAGGAGTACAGGTTGATAATGTAGGAGAAAAACCATCACCATTTGTAGTTCCAGGTAAAACTATAACACAACAAGAAGAATCAAAAGACCCGGCAGTAAATGCTTCTTATTTTTTCAATCAACTTCCCGCTGAGTTTAGAACTACACCTGTATATGAGGCAGTTTCTAAAGGTAACCCACGTGGAGAATTTATAAATTTTAATGAATCTGCATTAGATGAAGCAAAATCTGAAACAACAAAGGGGATGTTTAATAATGCAACATCAGGTGATATGGTTTGGCAGGGAAAAAAAATGTCTGCAACGGATTCGGAAAGCCCTATAACAAGCAAAAGATATTTGAGTTTCTATATGTTTATAGAAATATTAAATCAAATGAGAGTAAAATTTCAAACAGGAGATGGTGCACCTGCAGATTTTAAAATGGATATTGGAACTAGAGATGCTCCAAAAATATTTATAAGTTCTTTCTCAGGTATATTTTCTACAGATGAGAGAGTTTTTATTCCAAATAAAAAATCTTATAACTTTTTAAATAATGAACCATATTTTGTAGCAGCGGCTCCAACTGGAAAAGGAGCAGCTACGATTGATACATCGGTAGGAGGAATAAGTTTTCCTAGAGAAGGTGGACAAACATACACAAAAGGAAGTGAAAGTGTAACTATAGCCGCAGGAACATGTGGATGGATAGGAGATGTATTCATTGATATGGAAGTAGCAATTCAAGCATGGAGAGATGTAAGCCGACCTATTAAAGATGTATTAGATGGGGTGTTAAGTGTAATGAGTGAAGCAGTTGATGGTATGTGGGGATTTCAGATAATTGAAAATGGAGGAACATTAGTTATTACAGATGCAAATTTAAGAAATCCAAGCGGAGGAACCAGTGTTGTTGAATTTAATATGATAGGTACAAAGAGTTTCTTTTTAGATTGTAATTTTAATTTAACTATATCTAAAGAAATGTCTTCAAAGGTTTATATGGAGAAAGCTACCGATGGGAAGGTATCTAACCCTAATGAATTAACTGGGTTGTTTTCTAATCAAAAAGATAACATACTTAAAAAATTAAATGTAGAAACTCAAACAGCTAAACCTGACCAAACAATAGAGGCTGATGATACAAAGGATAATGCATGGAAAGATTTGAGGAGAAATGTAAAAATCATAATGAATCCTGAATTTATTGATAAAGACCAAATTGAAGAAAATAATGTTGATGCGTGGGGAAGAGCTGGAATGTATCTTAATAAAAAGGTATTTACCGATGTAAGAAAAACTGGAACAAATATGAATGGAGTGAATGGAACAGGAGAGGCCTACACCGGACGACCATTAGATGTTGAATTTAGTTTTACTGTATTGGGAATGAGTGGATTTAAAGTTGGACATTTATATAGGATTATTGGATTACCTCCTCAGTATAACAAAAGAGGTGCATTTCAGGTAGAAGAGATTACACATAAAGTAGATACTAAACAATGGATTACAGAAGTGTCTGGACGTTTTAGACCATTTTATAAAGGATAAGCATATGAATGATTTGATAAAAAAATATAAAACTCTAAAAAACGTAGTTGTTAATACAAAAATACCTAGAACTTTTTTTCCTACACCTACTCAAGATAATTACAATGAAGGTGTGATAACACGATATTTTGTACAATTGAGAGATACATCTGGTTCTCCTATTTTTGAAGTGGATAAAGAGATATTTTATAAATTTAATAATTCCAATTTTTATAGAGGAGTAAAAATTAATTGGAGAATAAGTGGTAACTTAGAAGATTCATATACAACTCAGGGAGCTTTAATACCATCCGTAATTAACTCAAATAAAAGGTCTATTACTGAAGCAATGAAGGTTTTGTCGGATATAAACCTATACTTAGTTAATCTAAAACAATTTTATAGAGGTAATTAAAATCATAAATTTATTTGGAAAATTAAATAATTCATCGTATATTTATAGTTATAATAAACAACAAAGTTATGTTCAAACATCTTACAGATTTAGAAGTCCAACAAATTACGTTTGATTGGCGATACAGAGGGTTTACAACCTTAGAATTACTTACCGAAGAAGAGTGTGATGAAATAAATGATGAGTTAGAAAGACTTCGTCAGGAAAGAAAGGGAACACTTACTCCAGATGGTAAAGAGTGGGGAGAATGGGACCCGTTTTCATACCCACATAAAATCTCAGAAAAAATAGAGAAACTTTTTGTACATCCAAAGATTATAGAAGCATGTTCATACCTTATGGGTGGTGATATTGTTGGTATGCAGACTTGGTGTTACTTCAAACCACCTGGACAATTAGGTAGAGATATGCATCAAAATGCATTCTACACAGGATGTGGGCATAATGAGATTATCAATACTGCATTGGCGTTGGATAACCACGATGCGGGTAACGGAGCAGTTTGGAACTACGAAGGTTCACATAGATTACCTACATTACCTATTGAGGTAGATGAGGAAAGAGCTAAAACTAATCCTAACTTTTGGAGAAACGAAAGAGGTAAACCTTGTATTATGCCAGAAGGACACGATTTCCGTAAAGTAGAGGGAGTCCTTAAAAAAGGACAGGTAGTTCTACTTCACTCACATTGTGTACATGGTTCGGAAACAAATGATTCAAACAGATTCCGTAGAAATCTATTAGGAGGATACCTTAAAAAGGGAGCATACTTCAATCAGGGTTCACATATGAAGAGAGAACCAATTGATTTGCAACCTTTGCAAGAAAAATATTGGAATTCTTAAAAATTTTTCGTATATTTGTTTTCTATGGTTTACTATGTAGAGAATAAAGATATCGCGATAAAGTTTATGGATGAATACACATCCAAAGACTCTGTTATATTCCCGCTATTCAAAAATAGAACAGAACACCCCATAGTCAATAAACTATTGGGTGTTTTTGTGTTTATAGGAGAACATTGTTGGGTGATAATGGAAGACCACAATGATTGTGTCTCAGTTAGTTTATCCATATTGGAAAGAAGTGATAGAGTTAAGTACATCTTTGATACCAAATGGTTTTTACATAAAACCAAAATTACAAATTGGAAAAGTGTAGATGTTTCATATCATTTAACGGAGTTTAAATCCTATGCGTATGATATGATATACCAATCATTCACCAACGGATATAGAGATAAAAGTGATATTTCATTCATTCCAATTGCAACTATCCTAAAAGGAGTTGTAGAGTTCGTTGTGGAGAACGCTAAGTACGCTAGAATCGATTCAAATGGTTTTGATAGATATAATGATTATACAATTCCATCGTTCCTTAGAATCGAAGCAAATGGTATTCCTACCACATATGGATATGAGTATGCTCTTTACAATAATTTTACCACAACGGGTAGACCTTCAAATACCTTCGGAGGAGTGAATTACTCAGCTCTTAAGAAATCAGATGGTAGTAGGGATTTCATTGTTAGTAAGAATGGTGAATTAGTTCAATATGATTTTGATGGATATCATATTCGATTGATTGCAAAACTGATAGGAGAAATTATACCGGAGGGTTCTGCTCATGAATGGTTGGGTAAACAATATTTTGGAAAAGAAGAACTAACCGAAGAGGATTATCTTAATAGTAAGAAGATTACCTTCCAACAATTATATGGGGGAATTGATGTTCATAATTTAGAGATACCATTCTTTCAGAAAACAAATGATTTTATAATCAATCTTTATAACCAATTTATAGTTAATGGATTTATTGAGACCAGATTTGGGAAAAGAATACCATTTACTAAAATAGATAAACACAACCCACAAAAGGTATTTAACTATTATTTACAGGCATTAGAAACCGAACAGAACGTTTTACTGTTACACCAACTCAACATTTTATTGGAAAATACTAAAACAAAATTGGTTCTTTACACATATGATTCTTTTTTATTTGATGTTGATACTAACGAAATTGAACTTTTATCTAAAATAGAGGAGGTTTTACATAGAATATCTCCTACAAAGATGGAGAAAAATTATAGTTACGGAAATATTTAATACTTATATAGGATAAAAAGTATAAAATAAATCGTTAGATGAAAACACAGTTACTATGCACCTTTACAGATAAAGAAGTTTTGCAGGATATATTGCAACAAATAAGAGAAAATTATAAAATTGTATATAATTACATCTACATTCTACAGAATAAAACAAATTTAGATGAGTTATATATCACATATAATATCGATGTGGAATTTAGACCAAATAAGCAGTTACCCAACACTATATTGGTACATAGAAAGAAACAATCAAATACCCTATATACAATCAATGCGTTAAACCAACTTATTAAAGAAGAGAATGGTGGTGTTTTAGATACCTCATTTTCGTTAGATTGGGATAAATTTAGAAATTGTATTATATTGACGGGTTTACAAGGAATAAGAAAAGTTCCAACTAGAATTTTTGAAAAAATAGAATTTAATTAATTTTATGGCTGATATTAATAAAATCATAGATGAGCTACTTTTAGAATTATCTGTAACATATCCATTTCCAAATATGAAGGATAAGGAGCAGGTAATTGCGTTGATGGAAATATGTGATGAGTTAGGGTATGGATATATAAAACCTAATCTATACGAATTGCTTTCAGAAGCGGAAGATGAAAAAGAATCTGGTTTGTTTCCAGGTAAGTTTCACTTAGGTGGAGGATACTATTCTTCTAAAAATGGAGGAGAAGCTGAATTTAAAAACGATAAGGGTAATTTAAGACCCGTAACTCCAGAAGAAAAGGCAAAGTTTGATTCAAAGAGTGGTAAAACACCTCCTGTGAAAAAACCAACTGCTCCTACACCAAAAGAACCTTCATCTGAAACACCTTCAGTAGAGAAACCAAAAGATGCTTCCGTAGAAGCACCTGCTCCTATGAAAACTACACCTGTGGTTAAATCGAAGGCGGATATACTGAAAAGTAAAGTGGAAAAATGGACTGAAAAAGAAAAAGAATTTTTTAATAAAGGTCAGGATAAACCAGGTTCGGAAACTCGTAGAAGTTTTGGGCAGGCGTTAAAAGATAAAGTAAAAGGAGCTAGAAATGCTATTATGCATGGTCTTAAGCATGAGGTGCATACATTTAAAACCGCCGGTAAAGCTGTTGGGAAATTATATAGTAATCCTGGAGGATGGAAAGAATTAGAAAAAGAAGAAAGAAAAGCTATAATATCCGTTGGAATTAAGGTAGCGAGTACTGCAGTATTTGCTGCAGTTGGTGGTGGATTGGCGCATGGTGCAGCTGCGTTTGCTAAGCACGTTGCAATGGAATTGATTCCACACGCGGTAGTAGAAACTATTGTAGTTGGGGTTGGTAGAGCATCCCTATTTGCGGGAGCAGATGGAGATGATGAAAGAATGTTAGGTGATTTTATGGATTCCGTTGCTGATAATATGGAGAATATGGATATACCAGATGAGGTAATGATGAAAATCGTAGATTCATATAACGAAAAGAAAAAACCAAATGAGGCACAATCGGAAGTAATAGATTTAAATGAATTGTTTAATAGAATACTAAACGAAGAAGATGGTAAGGGTGAATCAAAAGAATTTCCAGGTAAGTTTCACTTAGGAGGTGGATATTACTCTAGTAAAGATGGAGGACAAGCTGAGCTTAAAAATGATAAAGGTAATTTAAGACCTTTAACAGATAAGGAAAAAGCTGAAGTAAACAAACAAACACCTTCAGAAGAACCAACTGATGGGGAGTCAGATAGTGATAAGCCTGATACCGCATCTATGATTGATACTGCAACCAAAGCATTAGATACTAAAGAAAAGGAAGCGGAAAAAACTTTACCAAAAGATAATCCTGATTTAGTTTTAGATGACCCTAAAGCAAGTGCACAGAATAAAGCTAAAGCCAGAGCATTTAAATCTCAGCAAACTATCGATAAGAATACACAAGAAGATTCTGGAAAAGGTACAATTGGAGAACCTACTAGGTTACAACCTGCTAACGAAGATACTGATTCAAAAGTACAGAAATTTAAAGGTAAAAAATCGGGTAAAGAAATCCAAACAATAGAATTTGAAGATGGTGGAATGATGTTCGGAACAGTTCATGGAAATACTAAAATGGTTGATGATATAATTGACCAAATAAAAGCAACTATTCCTCAAGAAGAATGGGAAAATATTGTATTCTTAGGAGAGGGTGGTGCAACCGGTGAAAACGATGAATTAGAATTTAACGATGAAATGGCTTATGCAGCTCCGAGATTTGAGAAATTGGGAGCTGGGATTGATACATGGGATGGTGATGAATTAGATGTGCATGATGACCAATCTAAGTTGTACAAAAAACAAATGGAGAAAACCGGTCTTAACGATTCACAAGTTAAAGCTGGTAATTGGGCTAGTATGATTGGGCAAGGTGAGGGAACTGATACAATGTCACCAAAAGATTTCTTAGATGATGAAGGTAGAAAATTCTTAGAAGATGCGGTTAAAGAAGCTGGATTTCCACCAATAGAAAATTTTGATAACCCAACCGGAGAAGTACCTAATGAAGAAAATCCAGAGGGAAGTGGTGATAGAGGAACATTATTCAGATTAGCATTTCCGGGAGATAATGGCGATAAGGAAACAAAAATAAATGATATTCAAGTTGCGTTTAATGACACGAGAGATGAGAATATCATAGAGAAAAGAAAAGAATTAGTAGCTAAGGGTAAGATACCAATTGTAATTGCAGGAGAGAGTCATGTTGAATTAGTTGATAAAATGATGCAAAAAGGTTCAGAAAAAAAAACTGAAACTAAGCAAGTAGAGCCTCAAAAAGTAGCGGAAGAAATGCCGGAAGCTGATAAAGAAACATTCAGTAAAGATGGTAAAGCATTAGATGGAATTTCTCCAAACGATTTAAACCAATTCAATACTGATATAAGTAAGATTACTAAAATGTTAGATGATGCAAAGGCTAAGGGAGAACCTGCACCGGACATCAATTTATGTGATATTACTATTCCTGGAACCAACTTATATTGTGATGATAATAAAGGAATACCTAGAGAAGAAATGCCTCAATTCAAAGGAAAGGCAGTGGATGGTAGTAGAGCAGCAGGAATGGAAACGGATAAAGATGGCGAAGTAGATACAGAGCCAGTATTCAGAGAGATGTTGAAAGAGAAGAACATCAAAGTATTACAAACAGAAGTACCTGCTGATAAATTAAAAGCAACGCAAAAAGATTTAGTTGGTGGTAAGGTAATTGGTATGATGGGGGCATTAGAGAAAGACCCTAATCACCCAAAGATTACTGCACCGATATATGTGAGTAGAGATGGATATGTAATCGATGGACACCATAGATGGGCGGCAATCGTAGCACATAACGCTAAGAATCCTAACAATCCGATACCAATGAAATCAACGGTAATCGATATGGATATTAAAGATGCGATTCCAATGGCGAATAAGTTTGCCGAAGATATGGGAATTGCAGCTAAGAAAGCGGATGTTAAAGATGGTGAAATGCCAGAACCAAAAGAACCTAAAGAAAAAGAAGGTGGTGTGATATATCCATTAGGTGGAGGATACTATTCTGATACAAAAGGAGGACCCGCTCAATATATGAAATCTGAAAGTGTAGTTAATAAAGTATTCATAGAAGAAAATATTAAATTTATACATTTATTATTTGAAGAAAATTTAACTATGAAAACTCCTTCAGGCAAAGAAGTAATGGTTAAAGCTATTGATGTTAAAGACCAACCTGATGCAAACAAAGAAGTTGAAAAAGCTAAAGAAGAGGATACTCCTAATGTAGATGTAGCAACTGCTAGAACTAATTTGAAAATAAGTGATGATGTTATAAAAAAACGTACAGCAGAGGCTAATAAACATATCGATAATTCTGAAGCGGATGATTCAACTAAAGAAATATTAAAAGACACTATTGCCAAAATCCTTAAAGGAGAAGATGTAGACCCTACTAATTCGGAGATTGCAAGTAAATGGTTAGCAGTTAGAGTTGGAGGAGGAAATGATATTGGTCTTTATATAGCTAAAACAGAAGGAGATTTTGATTCTAATTCAAGAGAAAAAATCCAAATGAATATAGACCCTCAAAAGGTTGAGGATTATGATACTAAATCAGAGGAATGGAATGATAGTATGGTAAATAAATACGGATTACCTATTAGAACCCAAACAGGTGCTTATGTAAATAAAAAAGATTGGACTGCGAATAAGATGAATAAAAAACGCAGAAAAGTAAAATTTGAAGTTTCTGAGAATGGAAATAGCGTAACAGTAGATGGGGTTACTTATACTAAAAGACCAGTGCCAGATAAAAAAACTTTAGTAGAACAAAAAAATTTAGTTGAACAATTTATTAAACAAGGTTCTTCTGAAGAGGAGGCAAATGAAGAAGCTAGAAAAGTAATTGCTGCTATTGAAAGAGGAAATACAATGGTGGATAAACTTTCAAAAGATGGTGAAATGGAAGTGGTTGATTACGGCCCAACAGATACCGATGATAATAGAAAAAAGACCCTTAAGAATACAATAGATAAAACTAGAAAAAGTATATTAAAATCTATAAAAAAATATTCGGGATTATCCGAAGAAGAAATTCTACAAAAATATGCAGAATTATTTAAAAGTATAGATGAGATAGAAAAATCTGCACCTATAAACAATCCGAATTGGGATTCTATGAGTGCAGAAGAAAAAGAAAAAGCATCACAAGAATATTTAGGTAAACTTACAGATGTATTACAAAATATAAGAAGGGATAAAGATATAGCATCAGGTGGTCCTGATATAGCGGAAGTTTTAGTATTTATGAATGAAATTGGAAAGGGGAATCAGGCATTTTTACCTTCATCATCAAACTTCCCAACTGTTGATATTGTTTCATTTAATCAACAAAAAACTCCACCGGAAAACGCAACTCCGGAAGAATTAGCAGAATTTTATGCAAATGAATACTCTGCAAATAGTGTTTCATTTATTGATAGTGATGCTGAAAGTATTAAGTTAGGTAAGGGTGGTGCAAGTGCCGGTCCTTCTAAAACTGATGGAAGTACATTTAATAATGAAAAAACAAAAGAGGTATTAGATTCAATGATGGATAGCTATCATGCTATTTATGGAGATTACCCACCTTCAAAAGAAGCAATTGATAAAGCAGAGGAAAGCTATAAAGTACAAAGAGCTCACATGATACAAATTTTAATTGAGCAGGGTAAGAGTCCTGAGCAGGCTGAAAGAATGGTTTCCGATGTAGAAAAGAAAGCAACCGATGGTGAAAAATCTGCATATCAACAGGCTAAAAAATCATATCAAAATAGTTTAGGAGATGAGCAGATGGATGCAGAATTTGATAGAGGATTAGAATTATATAATAAGACTGGGATGTTATTCGAGATGATGTTTAATGAAGATGTTAAATCAAATAACTTTGGTAATGTTAGATTTGTAGAAAGTGGTACGGGTGCACGAACTAGAATATCAATGGAAGTTTTGGATGGTATAAATGAAAAGTGCTGTGTTAAATTCAATCCAAATCCAGGAGAACTCAAAATTAAAGGTGATGCGAGTGGAAAGAGAAAAGCGGGCATAAATGTATCGTTTTCAACTTGGATAACAAAGTGTAAAAAATAATTTGGAAATGTAAAATTTTCTTATTATCTTTACACTTATAAACCAAACGTTATGACAATCAATTATAAGAACCCAGAAGTAGTAGCTCAAATTGAAGCTGAGTATCCGGAAACGACAGCGGAATACAAAAAGATTATGATAGAAGGATATGAAACCTTCTGTTTAAAACAATCTAATTACGGACCAGGTAATATATCCGTAGGAACATCATTAGCTACCGAAGATGAAAGAAAATTATCTCAAACAGGATTGTGGTTTAGAATGAATGATAAGATTCAGAGATTAAAACAATTAGTGGTATTGGGAAAGCAGGATAATGTAGGAGAAGCAATCGATGATACCTATCAAGATTTATCTGTATATGGAATCATTGCACAATTAGTTAGCAGAGGAAAGTGGGCTAAGTAATGACTTATATAAACATATACATACCTAAACTAAGTGAACTAAAAGAAAGATTAGCAGAGAATCCTAAGTTAATTGAATACTATATAAAGTATGAAGGATGGACAGGAGATTCTGATTCAATTGATTATTTAGATGAAATGGTAAGAGAGCATATCAAAAATAAAATAAAGTAAAATGAAAATATGGTTATGGAGAGCCTTAGGGCTATTTTTTGTAGGGTGTGCTTATATTGGAGCAATTGTACCCGGTGTACCAATGACCACATTCGTTATATTAGCGGCATGGGCGTTTGCTAAGAGTTCGCCAAAGTTAAATCATTGGTTACATACTCATCCTAAATTTTCACCTTATCTAATTCGTTGGGAAGAGAAGAGTATCTATCCAACAAAGGTTAAGTGGATAATGGTCATCACTATGATTATCAGTTATACGATTCTATTATTTACATTACATAAACCTGCGGCATTAATTGGTATAGGAGGATTTATGTTGTTTTGGATAGTGTGGGCATGGAGATTTCCAGGTTCAGAAGAAGAGTGGGAAAGAAGAAAAAAAGAAGGTAAAAAAATAGGTTGGGTAAAGTAATTGTTTTCGTATATTTGTATATATTTATAGGGGAATTCCAACTCCTTCCGTTTCATGAAAAACCTACTACGCAAACTAATCTCATTTTTTACTCCTACACCTAAAGGAGAATTTCCTGCAACCCCAAAAGGCTTTACTGCTGCTAAAAATTGGGCACAGAATCAACCACACCCATATTCAGAGAATTTAACTCTATGGGAATCTATTTACACCACAAATGATGATGGGTGGTATGTTCTTCAAAGAATCAACCGCCATAAAAAATTATACGATGCTTACAAAAAATGTAAGGATAATAAGGGTTGTAATGAATTGAATCTCAAAGAGTTAGAAGACGAAATATTTTAGTAAAAAAAATATTTAAAAAAGCTTGGAATATTCGATATAATAGTGTATCTTTGTTCTAAGTTTATTACTTGTAGATATTTATATCTATAAACATTAAACTTAATTTTTAAACCATAAAACAAATAAAGCATGTCAACAAACATTGATGCAATCAGAGCCCGTCTGAACAAACTTCAGGGCACACAGAAAACGGCTGACTCACTATGGAAGCCAACAGTTGGTAAACACCAAATCCGTTTAGTACCTTACAAATTCAACAAGGATATTCCTTTTATTGAATTGTATTTTCACTACAACATCAACAACAAATCCTATTTATCACCAGCTTCATTCGGAAGACCTGACCCAATCGTAGAGTTTGCAGAAAAACTTAAGAGAATGGGTGGAAAGGATGATTACCGCGAAGCTAAGAAAATGGAGCCAAAATTAAGAACTTTTGTTCCCGTAATCGTAAGAGGTCAGGAAAATGAAGGTGTTAAGTTTTGGGGATTCGGTAAAACTGTTTATCAAGAATTATTGGGTTATTTCGCAGACCCAGATTACGGTGATTTATCAGACCCTTTTAGTGGTAGAGATATCGTCGTAGATTATGCAGCAGCGGAAGGTGGAGCATCTTACCCAACTACTACTATCAGAGTTAAACCTACAACTACTAAGTTGCATGAAAACGATGAGAAGATTAAGGAGTTGATTGGTAACGAAAAAGAAATCACCACTATCTACTCAGAATTGTCATATGATGAGTTGAAGAAAATCTTAGAAAATTGGTTAGCTGGAAACACAACTGATGAGGGTACACCATCTGCTACACAAGAAACACTTGTGGCTAAAACAGAAAAGAGTGTAAGTGATTCATTTGATTTTGATACAAAGCCTCACCAATTAGATGATGAGATTCCACAAAAGGCTACTCAACAAGAGTTACCTTGGGATGAAACACCATCAACCCCTGTATCCAAAACAACTCAACAAGTTGCGGATGCATTCGAAGATTTATTCAAATAATAACAAGTTATAAATTATGGCAAAAACTGATTTAGCAGATATTCTGGTCGATAGTCTGAACAAGAAAAACAAAGACCAAAAAATCGCTTTCTTCTTAGATGATGATTCCGATGGAGCACCAACCAATGTAAATGGGTGGATTTCAACCGGAGCAGCTATGATGGACGTTGCTATTTCTAATCGCCCGTATGGTGGAATACCTGTTGGTAGAATTACTGAAATCACAGGTTTGGAGCAGAGTGGTAAATCATTACTCTCTGCCCACATCTTAGCGGAAACTCAAAAGCAAGGTGGAGTTGCAGTATTGATTGATACTGAAACTGCGGTAAGTAGAGAGTTCTTTGATGCAATTGGAGTAGATGTATCCAAACTTCTATATGTAAGTGTAGATACAGTTGAGGATATTTTTGAAACAATTGAAACAATCATTGAAAAAGTTAGAACATCTGACAAAGATAGATTAGTAACAATCGTTGTGGATTCCGTTGCGGCGGCTTCTACTAAGAAAGAGATGGAATCGGATTATGATAAAGACGGTTATGCAACCGATAAAGCTATTATCATATCTAAGGCAATGAGAAAGATTACCAATGTAATTGGTAGACAGAAAATTGCAGTTATCTTCACAAACCAATTAAGACAAAAGTTAGGAGTAATGTTCGGTGACCCTTGGACAACGAGTGGTGGTAAGGCTTTGGCTTTCCACGCATCAGTTCGTTTAAGATTGAAGAACGTTGGTCAAATTAAAACTAAAATTGGTGGAACGGATAAAGTTGTAGGAATCTCAGTAAGAGCACAAGTGGTTAAGAACCGATTAGGGCCACCACTTCGTTCAGCAGATTTTGAAATCTATTTCGATAGAGGTATCGATAACTATGGTAGCTGGCTGACTGTATTGAAAGATAATAAGTTAGTTAAGCAAGGCGGAGCTTGGTATGAGTATGTAGATACTGATTCAGGTGAAGTTATTAAATTCCAATCAAAGGATTTTATTGTAATGATGCAAGAAAAGCCTGAGTTAAGAGACCAAATTTATAAAAAGATTTGTGAGACGACTATTCTTCAATATAAAAAGGATACATACGATATTGAAGCAATGGAAGTTGATACAAATTTACCAAACGAAGTAGAATAGTGAATAACAAATACAAGAATTTATTAGATGAAGTAAATTTGGAACATACCACTAAACACCTTAGAACTAGAAATTCTAAGGTGTTATTTGTGGATGGGCTAAATATGTTCTTCCGTTGTTGGAGTACAAATCCTACAATGAACGAAGATGGAGAACATACAGGTGGTATGGTTGGATTCCTAAAATCATTAGGAGCAGTTATACGCCAGGAAAACCCTACTAGAGTAGTAGTAATATTTGATGGTAAGGGTGGTTCACAAAAAAGAAAAGAAGTATTTTCAAATTACAAAGCGGATAGAAAAGTTAAATTCAGAGTCAATCGTCAGTATGATGATATGATGAGTGAAGAAGATGAGCAAGTAAGTTTGAGAAGGCAATTGAGTTCATTGGCTAATATCTTAGGGGTATTGCCGGTAACTACAATGATATATGATAACATAGAAGCAGATGATGTAATCGGTTATTTGGCTAAACAAGTTATCAAAGAAGATGAAGGAGAAGGAGCATTAATTCTTTCATCGGATAAAGATTTCTTACAATTAGTTTCGGATAATATCCACGTTTGGAATCCGTTGAAGAAACAAAAAATTGATAAGGATAAATTAAAAGAATTATACGGAGTTCACGCTGAAAACTTTATATGGTATAGAGTAATGGATGGTGATAAATCCGATAACATAGATGGTGTAAAAGGGTGTGGATTAAAAACACTCCTTAAGAGATTACCCGTATTAGAAACTGATGTTAGATTGACAGTGGATGAACTGATGAGATTAGCAGAGGAACAAAAGGGGGAATACAAAGTTTTTCAAACCATTTTAGATAGTAAAAAAATAATCGAAAGAAATTTCCAAATAATGCAATTGGAAGACCCGGATATTAGCGGGATTACCAAACTTAAAATAAACGACAGATTTACTGAATCAGTTGAACCATTGGATAAAATGAAATTCATTGGGTTTGGGATGAAATATAAGATACTACAAAATTGGGGCGATGTTAATGATTGGCTGAGGTCATCATTCGGTAATTTAGTTTTATAATAATTTGGAAATTCCAAATTTTAATCTTATATTTGTGGTATGAGTGAATCGGTAGATAATTTAGCAAAATACGGACAGAGTTACCAAACAAAAGTGGTAACCAATTTAGTAACAGATAGACCTTTCTTAGAGCAAGTTTCGGATATTTTGGAAACAAAGTATTTTGAATCTGATACTAATAAATGGGTAGTTGATATAACCCGTAAATATTTTTCTAAATACAAAAATACTCCTACTACTGATTTCTTTAAAACGGAGATACAAAAAATTACCGATAAGGCACTTCAACAAAATGTTCTCACTCAGTTAAAAGCAATTTACGCTCTTCAAAGTGGTGGGGATTCCGAATGGGTTAAGAATGAATTCGTAACATTCTGTAAAAATCAAAACTTTAAAAATGTTATCCTTACCTCAGTTGACCTATTACAAACGGGTCAATTTGATAAGATTGAAAAATTAGTAAGAGATGCGGTTAAAGTTGGGCAAACAAATGATTTAGGATTAGATTACAAAGAAGATATAGAAGTTCGTTTTGAAGAGGTTAATAGAAGAACCGTTAAAACTAATTGGGATGTTATCGATGAGTTAATAGATGGAGGATTAGGGCCTGGTGAGTTAGGAGTAATTGTTGCACCATCTGGAGTTGGTAAGACTTGGGTTCTTTGCCACATTGGTGCGGAAGCAGTTAGACAGGGGAAGAATGTATTACACTATACATTAGAACTTACACAGAACTATGTTGGGCAAAGATATGATACAATCTTTACCGGTATCCCATCATCTGAGTTAAGAGATAATAAAGAACAAATTAAGGATAAGGTAGATAAACTAAAAGGTGGATTGATGATTAAATATTATCCACCAAAGGGTATTACTGCAAACACAATTGCGGCACACATTGATATGGTTCGTTCGACCAAATTTCAGCCGGATTTAATAATTATAGACTACGCTGATTTATTAATTTCGGTTAATTCAAAAAACAATTCAGATTATCAGGAACAAGGTGGTATCTATATTGATTTAAGAGCAATGGGAGGCGAGTATCAGATACCAATTTGGACTGCATCTCAAACTAATAGAAGTGCGATTGAAAGTGATGTGATTCATGCTGATAAAATTGCGGATAGTTATGCAAAAGTAATGAACGCAGATTTAATCATATCAGTTAGTAGAAAGGATACTGATAAGTTGAATGATACCGCTAGATTCCACGTTATGAAAAATAGATTTGGACCGGATGGGTTAACCTTTCCTGCAAAAATGAACACTAACAAAGGTATCATTGAAGTATATGCGGCGAATTCATCAAATGGAATTATAGCAAGTAAGGAGAGTAAAAATGGAGAGTTATTACAAAAACAACTACTACATAAAAAATATGTAGACAATATGGGATAAAAAATATATTATATGTTAACACAAGAACAACTAAATGTTATTAATGATGTATCGACCGGCATGGCGATTTTAGAAGGATTAGATGATGCAATTATAGGATACGAAGTAAATTCGGCCAAAATTATATATCACTATGATTTAATTGTAGAAATATTAATTCAATCAGGTCTAGATGAATCGGAAGCAGCTGAATATATTGATAAAAACATTTTGACTTTAAAGATAACCAATGATGATGGAGATGATATAACTCCAACTATATTTGCAGAGTATCCAATCTTTACAGAAGAAGAAGATGATGATAATGAGGAAGATATAAATGTAGGTGAAATAGAAGATTAAAAATTTTCTATAGAAAACTAAAGAAATTAGACTATAAAAATTTTCTAAAGAACCGAAAATTTTTTAGGATATATGATGTATTTATTCTTACCTTATTGAATAAACACATAATAAAGATTACACTATGAGCAAATTATTTACGGATAGAATCCCCTACAAACCATTTGAATACCCAGACTACTACAATGAAGGTTGGTTGAAACAAATGCAGGCATTTTGGTTACACACCGAAATCCCTATGCAGGGTGATGTGAAGGATTGGAATGAAAACTTAACAGAAGAAGAAAAACACTTAGTTGGTAATATCCTTTTAGGATTTGCGCAAACGGAATGTGCAGTATCAGATTATTGGACAGGTATGGTTACCAAATGGTTTCCAAAACATGAAATCCGTCAGATGGCAATGGCATTTGGTTCTCAAGAAACAATACATTCAGTTGCATATTCTTATCTAAATGAAACATTAGGATTAGATGACTTCGCAGGTTTTATGCATGATGAAGTTATGAAGGAAAGATTTGAGTTGTTAACTAATACAACTGCAGATTGGACTCCTAAAGATTTACAAACAAATCATAAGGCTAGAGTTGAAGTTGCTCGTTCACTTGCCATCTTTTCGGCATTTGCAGAAGGTGTGGCATTATACTCATCATTTGCCGTATTATATTCTTTCCAAATGAGAAATCTATTGAAAGGAATTGGACAACAAATGAAGTGGAGTGTTAGAGATGAATCCCTACATTCTAAAATGGGTTGTCAATTATTCAGACATATGTGTGAGGAGTTTCCTGAATTGGTAGAGGAAGCTAAAGCTGATATCTACAAAGCAGCTGAAATGATTAGAGATTTAGAACACAAATTTATTGATAAGATTTTTGAAATGGGTGATTTGGAGAATCTTAAAAAGAATGACCTAAAAGAATTCATTACAAAAAGAGTTAATGAGAAATTGGGAGAGTTGGGGTATAACCCAATTAAAGGTGGAGATGATTATTTTGAGTTTAACGAAAAGAAAGCATCTGAATTAGATTGGTTTTATCATCTTACAGGTGGAGTAACACATACGGATTTCTTTGCAATGAGACCAACAGATTATTCAAAAGCAGGAGAAGGTGAAAATTGGGATGATTTATTTTAAAATAAAGTTATGAAAAATTACGGAGAAGAATACGGATGGGAAGTTGATGTTGATTTTCCATCTTGGGGAAACAATGAGATATATGTAAAAACTATATCCAAAACATATTTGCAAGCAGGAGAAAAACCAAAAGATGCATATTGGAGAGTTGCTACGGCAGTTGCTAAACGGTTGGAAAAACCACAACTGGCAACAACGTTCTTTGATTACATTTGGAAGGGGTGGCTATGTTTAGCAACGCCAGTATTATCTAACACAGGTACAGATAGAGGTTTACCAATCTCTTGTTTTGGTATTGATGTGGGGGATAGTATATTTGAAATCGGTTCTAAGAATTTAGAATTGATGCTGTTGGCAAAACACGGAGGTGGTGTTGGTATTGGAATCAATATGATACGACCTGCGGGTTCTAAAATTACCGGCAACGGAACATCTGATGGTATTGTACCATTTGCAAAGATATACGATTCTACGATACTCGCAACCAATCAAGGAAGTGTTCGTAGAGGAGCAGCATCGGTAAACATTAAAATCGAACACAAAGATTTTGAAGATTTCTTAGAGATTAGAGAACCTAAAGGTGATGTTAATCGTCAATCATTAAATTTACATCAATGTGTTGTAGTTAGTGATAGATTTATGAAGAAGTTAGAAGAGGGTGATTCGGAAGCTAGACGTAAATGGGGTAAGTTACTTCAGAAACGTAAAGCAACCGGTGAACCATATATTATGTATAAAGGAAATGTGAACAAAGCAAATCCTGAAATGTACAAAAAGAACGGATTGAAAGTTCATATGACTAATATATGTTCAGAGATTGTGTTACATACCGATGAACAACATTCATTTGTTTGTTGCCTAAGTTCATTAAACTTAGCAAAGTACGATGAGTGGAAAGATACTGATTTAGTTTATACATCTACTATTTTCTTAGATGGTGTATTAGAAGAGTTCTTACAAAGAGCTAAGAATATGAAAGGATTTGAGAATTCAGTTCGTTCAGCAGAAAGAGGTAGAGCATTGGGTTTAGGTGTATTAGGGTGGCATACTTACTTACAACAAAAAGGATTACCATTTGAAGGATTGCAAGCTCAATTCGAAACTCGTAAGATTTTCTCTCAATTGAAGATTGAATCTGAAAGAGCAAGTAGAGATTTGGCAAATGAATATGGTGAACCACTATGGTGTAAAGAAAGTGGATTCCGTAATACTCACTTAAGAGCAGTAGCACCTACGGTATCAAATTCTAAATTGAGTGGTAACGTAAGTAGTGGTATTGAACCTTGGGCAGCTAATGTATTTACGGAACAAACATCAAAAGGAACTTTCATTAGAAAGAACCCTGAATTGGAAAGAGTACTTCGTAAGATTGGAAAAAATACCAAAGAAGTATGGGATAAGATTTTAGCAGATGGTGGTTCGGTACAAGATTTGGAATTTTTAGATGAATGGTGTTTTTCAGATGGTAAGTTAGTTGAATGTAAAGAAGTATCAATCGATGAAAGAGCACATAGATGTAGTTCAGTTAAAGATGTATTCAAAACATTCAAAGAAATCAATCAGTTAGATTTAGTAAGACAAGCTGGTGTAAGACAACAATATATAGACCAAGCGGTTTCCCTAAATTTGGCATTTCCTGCAACAGCTGACCCTAAGTGGATTAATCAAGTTCATTTAGAAGCATGGAAGCAAGGTGTTAAGACACTTTACTATATGAGAACCGAATCAGTTTTAAGAGGAGATATTGCAGCAAAGGCGATGGACCCCGAATGTGTAAGTTGTGAAGGATAATATTTAAATAAAAGATAAAGACATGTTAGAAGTAAAAAGATTTTCGGCAGTATGGTGTGGGCCGTGTAGAGCATTAGCACCTGTAATGGAAGGGATTAAAGCAGGACATTCAGATGTAGTATTTGAAACAATTGATGTTGATGTAGACCACGAACAGGCATCTAAATACGGAATACGTTCAGTACCAACTGTAGTATTTGTAAAAGATGGAGTTGAAGTTGATAGGTTAGCAGGTGTTAATGCAAAGATGACCTATGAGAATAAAATCAACGAATATAAGGCATAAAATTTGGTAATATCAAAGATTTTTTGTATCTTTGACTTATAAATAAGTTACGAATTATGAATTTCTTTAATATACCAGACTTTCAGTCTGCAAGAAAGGTATTGATTATACCTAACATAACTAACCTTAAGAATCTTGAAAAAGATTCTTTCGTGGATGTTATATATAACCACATTAATTCTTTAAACCAAAGAGGTAATTATTACTTTCACTTAATTTTGCCTAAACCTTTAGGAAGATTAAATTTTCCAAATGTAACCCAACACACTGTAGATATTAGTGGAAATATTCTTTCTATGCGAGTATTATTTCCAAAAGAAATAATTAGATTATTAAAAGAGTTGGATTATGATGTGGTATATTCTCATATGCCAGATTGGTTTCAGGTTGCTAGATTTACACAAAAAGAAATAGTTGGATATTCTCATTGGTTTGAAATGAGAAGTTGTAATGCTGAAGATAGATTAGCTAATTTTAGAAATTTAGTTGTATCTTTGTATCAAGTTACACGAATGAAAGTTTGCTATTTAAATACACAGGAACAAAAGGATAAGATTATTGAAGAAGCAAAAGAATGGTTTAGTGATGATGTATTAAATATTCTTAGGCAAAAATTAGTTGTTTGGAATTTAGGTGTTGATAAAAATAAAATTATAGAAACACCTTCTGATAAAAAAGAAAACATTATTGTATTCAATCACAGATGTATTGCAAACAAAGGATTCCCAAAGTTTATGGAATTAATGAGAGAATACAGAGAAAGAAGGCAAGATTTCAAAGTATGGTTACCTCAGTTAAATGAAGTTGCTGAAGAACCTTGGATAGATACAATAAAATGCGATAAAGAAGAATATTATAAAAAATTACAAATATGTAAGGTAGGTGTCCAAATGAGGCAGACTCATTATGGTTGGAGTGTAGCCGCTACAGATTGTATGATGAATGGAACACCTATGATATTTCAAGAATCCGGATGTTATAAAGAAATAGATAATAACGGAATATTTTGGAAATTCAAAAAAGATTTCTTTGATTTATTGGATTGTATGTTAAATGATGATAACTACAGAAGAGAGCATGAATTAAGAAGTATAGAAAGAGCTAAAGTGTTATCCACTAATGATGACAAGATGATTGATGAATTACATTTACAACTAAACCAATAAAATTTGTACCAAAACATATATTACCAACGAAATACAAACACTGTCCATATTTGGGATGATGTAAAGGGATATTTTACCGTTCCATATAACCGATATGCTTTTAAACCAGCTATAAACGGAGAATGGGAAAGTATTTATGGGGAAAGGTTAACTAAGGTATTTAAATATTCCAAAGAAGATGAAGGATTATTAGAAACTGATGTTCCGGAAGTAACCCGTATGTTGGTGGATTTATATACTGATTCCGATATACCATCTAAGGGTCATAAAATATTAACATTTGATATTGAGGTAGAAATGATTAGTGGTATGCCTGATACAGAAAAGGCGACCAATGAAATTACTTCTATTGCTATGCATGATTCCGTATCTGATTTTTATTATGTATTAATTTTAGATAAAGATAGAGCATTAACTCATTCAAAATCTGATAATAGGGAAATTCTCCCATTTGATAATGAGGCAAACTTATTATCTAAATTTCTTAACATATATGAATCAATTGCTCCAACTATTTTAACAGGATGGAATATTGATTTCTTTGATATTCCCTATCTTTATAATCGTTTAAAAAATGTATTGGGTGATAGGAACGCAAAACGATTATCACCAATTAAAGAAACTTTCTTTTCACCATATCGTAAAAGATGGTTTATAGGTGGAGTTTCTGCGTTAGATTATCTTACGTTATACCAAAAATATAACTATAAAGAATTGGATAACTATCGATTGGATACGGTTGCCAGAATAGAATTAGGAAGAGGTAAAGTTGAATATACCGGTAACTTAGATGAATTATTTAAAAATGATATTGAAAAATTCATTGAGTACAACTTAGAAGACGTTCGGTTGATTGTAGATATGGATAAGAAGCTACAATTTATAGAATTAGTAAGAGGTATCTGTCACGCCGGACACATTGCGTATGATGATTTTATTTTTGCGGGTAGAATTATGGAAGGTGCACTTTTATGTTTTCTTAGACAAAGAGGATTGGTAGCATCAAACAAATTAAAAAAAGAAGATTCCGATAGAATGTTGGATTCGATGCGAGAAAGTGGAGGTATTGCGGAGGGTGCAAAGGATGAAAAATTTATTGGTGCATATGTTAAAGACCCTATTGTTGGGAAGCATGATTGGATTTATGATTTGGATTTAACATCACTATACCCATCAATCATTATGAGTTTGAATATTTCTCCTGAAACTAAAATGGCTAAAGTAGATGATTGGGATATAGAACGATATGTTAAAGGTTTGGATGAAAGTTATACCATTATGGGTAAGACTGTTCAAAGAGATAAATTTCAACAATTTATAAAAGATAATAATTATTCCGTATCATCAAATGGAGTAGTATATAGAACTGATAAAGTAGGATGTATTCCTGCAATTTTGGAAGAGTGGTTTCAAAAAAGGGTTGAGTATCGTAAGTTAGAGAAAAAGTATGGTGAAGCAGGTGATGCAGAACAATATGCTTTCTATGCTAAAAGGCAATTGGTACAAAAGATTTTATTGAACTCACTATATGGTGTATTAGGATTACCTTCATTTAGATTCTATGATATTGATAACGCAGAAGCGGTAACTACAACAGGTCAAACTGTAATTAAGAATACCGCTAATATGTTGAATATTAAATATAATAAAGAATTAGGAACAAATGATGTGGATTATAACATATACATCGATACCGATTCCGTATTCTTTTCATCAGTTCCTTTATTAGACCATAGATTTCCTAATTGGAAAAATGAAAGTGATGATGAAATTGCGTTAAAGGTAGATGCTATTGCAGGAGAAAGCCAAAATTTCTTAAACAACTTTTATGATATGTTGGCTTCAAAAGCGTTTAATATTGATGTACATAGATTACAGATTAAAAAAGAGTTTGTATCTAAAGCAGGATTTTGGGTAGCAAAGAAAAGATATGCACAATGGATTATTGCAGAAAATGGTATTAAATGTGACCAACTGCAAGTAAAAGGATTGGATGTAGTTCGTTCTTCATTCCCACAATCTTTTAAAGTTTTTATGAAACAAACGCTTATTGATATTCTAAAAGGGGATGGTAAAGAAATTATAACTGAAAGAATTTTAACATTCAAAACTTCATTACCTTTGGTTAAACCATATAATATTGCAAAAAGTAGTTCAGTAAAAGAATTATCAAAATATACCCCTGAAAAAGGAGCTATGTTTCAATTCCTAAAAGGAACTCCTGCACACGTTAAAGCAGCATGGACTTATAATCAATTATTGAAACACTTTAATTGTGGGTTCAAATATTCACCTATGAGAAATGGTGATAAAATGAAATGGGTATATCTTAAACAAAATCCTTTAGGATTGGATACTATAGCATTTAAGGGAGCAGATGACCCGGAAGTAATAGAAACTTTTATCAAAAATTACATTGATTATGATAAGATTTTTGAGCATGAAATGCAGAACAAATTGGATGATTTTTATAAGGCTTTAGGATGGGGCACTCTACAATTAAAATTAACCAAATCTGATAAATTTTTCTCATTTTAATTTGGTAATTACCAATAAAATTCGTATCTTTACAATATATAAAACAATTTAAAACAAATAACAATTATTATGGACAAAAATCGATTGAGCCGCTTTATTTCAAAATATAACTTAGCGGGATTAGTAGAATCAGTACAATGGAATTCAGAAAACAAAACATTAAGTACTAGATTTATTTCAGATGATAAAACTGTTTTGGGTTTAGTTACACTAAATGAATTTGAATTTGAAGATTCTAGCATTGGTGTTTACAACACAAACACCTTAAAAAGTTTATTGAACGTTTTAGGAAATGATGTTAATTTAACATTAAAGAAAGTAGAAGAAAAACCAATATCTCTTTCATTAACTTCCGATTCTACAGCAGTTCAGTACCAATTAGCGGATTTAGCAGTAATCCCAAATGTACCTGAATTAAAACAATTACCTGAATTTAATATCGTAATTGATATGGATTCAAACTTTATTGAAAAATTCATTAAAGCAAAATCTGCATTGAGTGATATTGATAACTTTACTGTATTAACAGAAAAAGGTAAATTAAAAATTGTTATCGGATATTCTAATATTAACACCAATAGAGTTGAATTAGTAGTAAACGATAATTATGATGGAGAAGTTAAACCAATTTCATTCTCTGCAAAATACTTTAAAGAAATCCTTTCTGCTAATAAAGAAGCAAACAAAGCTACTTTAGCGGTATCTAAAGATGGATTATCTCATGTTGAATTTGCAGTAGATGGGTTTACCTCATCATACTATTTAGTAGAAGTACAATTATCTTAATCTTAATCCAAACAAAGTATGAGTTTTTTTGAACAAAACGAAGAACAAGTTCATTCACTTTGGGTTGAGAAGTATAGACCTACAGAGTTAGATGATTATGTAGGTAATGAAAATCTTAAAGCAAAGGTAAAGGGATATATCGAAAGTGGTGATATCCCCCACCTTTTGTTTTTTGGTAAAGCGGGAACAGGTAAGACTACTTTAGCTAAATTAATTGTAAAAAACATAGAATCTGATGTTATGATTATCAATGCATCGGATGAGAACAATGTTGATACGGTTAGAAATAAGGTTAAAAACTTTGCAAGTGGTGTTGGTTTTAAAAAATATAAGATTGTTATCTTAGATGAGTTTGATTATATGACTCCAAACGCACAGGCATTGTTAAGAAACTTAATGGAAACATTTAGTAGACATTGTAGATTTATTTTAACCTGTAACTATATTGAAAAAATCATTTTACCTATCCAAAGTAGATGCCAATCATTTGCAATTACACCTCCAACTAAAAAAGATGTAGCAATTCAGATTGCAAATATATTAAAAAAAGAGGATATTCAGTTTAACCCATCTGATTTAGTTCCTATCGTAGATGGTTATTATCCTGATATTAGAAAAATTATCAACACTTGCCAATTAGCTTGTGTAGCGGGTGTTTTGAAAACGGATAGTGCTACGATTGTAGATTCTGATTTCCGTATTAAATTAGTGGAGATACTTAAATCAAAAGATGAACTTAGAAATAAGTTTATGAACGTTAGACAATTAGTTGCTGATAACAGAGTAACTGATTTTACCGATACATATTCTTACTTATATGATAAATTGGATGATTATGCAAAAGGTAATACCGCACCTGTGATTCAAGCATTAGCTGAGGCAACCTCAAAAGATGCGTTGGTAGTTGATAAAGAAATACAATTTATGGCAGGTATAATTGTTGTATTACAAATTTTATCTAAATAATGCATCCATATATAGTTTACGGATTTGTAATTTTTTCTCAAATAGCCTTAGCAGTTTTTAAAGTATTAGAAATTAAATGGGTTGTTGAAAATAATATAACAAAATCCGTAATACTATTCAATATACAAACATTATTTTGGATAGCATCAACTGCTTGGTCTGTAGATAGTTTTCTTAAAGGTGATTGGTTAACAATTATATTGTTTTTATTATCAGGCTCTTTTGGTAAAATTATAATACTAAAATACTTCAAAAAAAAAGAAGCACTAAATGAAACAATTTGATTTTTTTGATTTTGATTATAAGCAGTTGGATACTGAAATTAATCTACCATCTATTGTAATTGAAAATATAGAAGGTATAAATGTAGTTAGAGAAGATTTACTACCAGGTGGAACTAAGAGAAGAGCAGCTTATAATTATGTTTTACGTTTTCCTGAAATAGAAAATTGGGTGTATGCTTCACCTAGACAAGGATATGCACAACTTGCTCTCGCATATGTGTGTAAAGATTTGGGAAAGAAAGCAATTATCTATGTTCCCGATAGCGATGAAAAAACTGAATTAACACAACAATCAGAAGCATTGGGTGCTGAAATTAATCAAGTTCCTATGGGAATGTTGACAGTTATAAATAAAAGAGCTAGAGATAGACAGGGATTAGGGTGGGATAAAACTATGTGTTTACCATTTGGATTAGACCATCCAATTATAGTTCAAACTATTGCAAACTTTGCTAAAGGATTATTAATAGAACCAAAAGAAGTTTGGAGTGTGATGAGCAGTGGAGTATTGAGTAGAGGATTACAAATGGCATGGCCTGAAGCAAAAGTATATGGTGTTCAAATTGGGCATGGTACTACCGCAGAAGAAATGGGCAGAGCTATAACAATTCCAAAACGAATGCCTTTTCATAAAGATTGTCCGATAAATGAACGACCTCCATTTCCATCTTCATTAACATATGATAGTAAGGCGTGGAAACATATTAAAGAAATGGCATCACCCGGTTCATTATTTTGGAATGTAGGAGCTTAAAAATAAAAATTATGTATATAGATTATTTAGATAAATACAAAGGAATGGAGCCGTATCTTCATATACCAAAAGAAGATTGGACTTACATTAAAACTACATTTGCTATAGATGATGTTAAAGAAACATTAGCAACTATTCTTATGGAGTATCCTATTCCTTATGCTGAAATATCAGAAAAAGATGCATTGGATTCATATAAAAAATTAAAAGGAACTTGGTGGGCAGATTTACTTAAAGAAGGAGAATGGTTTCCTAGAAAAGCATCGGAGAGTAGATATCCAATAACATTCAGAGGTAAACAACAATACTTTAGTAGAAACAACATAGGTAATGAAGCATCTAACTATTTCCAGCAATCAAATCGTTGGAGTGTAGACGGAACTGTTTCACCAGGACCAAAAAGAACTTGGGAAACAAAAGAGTTTATGGTTTCACTTATGGGTGGGTTATATACACTTAAGTTTGATGAGATTGATAGAAACTCATTAAGAACCTGTTTAGGATTAAGAAAGTATATTTGTGCACAATTCAAACCAAATGTGGCGAAAGCATTATATGATTACTTAGAGTGTAAGAATGTATTGGATTTCTCAGCAGGTTGGGGAGATAGAGTAGCAGGTTTCTTTGCATCTGAATATGGTGAGCATTATGTAGGTATTGACCCGAGAAAAGAAAACCATCCTATCTATAATCAACAGGCGGAATGGTATAAAAAACATAATGGATTCTTTGAAACAGATAAGAGAGCAGAGTTCCATTGTTCACCGGCTGAAGATTTTGATTTTTCTCCTTATACAGACCACTTTGATATTGTATTTAC